TAGCATACGTAGTCGATCTAGTTCATTATATAGTAATTCTCTAGTGTAATAGTAGTTACTACGTTCCGCATTATAATGAGTGCGTTTAGTGTTGATCTGGTAGAGTCTTTTATTATTATGTTTTAGTGATACTCTAACGTAACCGGACTTGTAGGTGTAACCTAATCTTCCATCACTCATTTCACATTTAATTGTACCGTTTTTACTGATGTTTAATACTTGCATAGTTTATTATATTTAATTATTAATTTATTATATTATCTTTTATGGTGCGTATTTAATTTGCAACCGTTTTAACAACATTCGCAGTTATTCCAGTCTTTACCGTTTCTACACGTCTCACCCATCACTTCAGTATCATTATATACTGCATCGATCAGGTCGTAGACCAACTCTTCTTCAGTTTCACCATCTTCCGGTATACAGTTCATTTCTACAAATTCTCTAATTCGTTTTTCCATTTCTCCTCTATATTCATAGTAAGATTCAAATTTAAAGTGTTGCACCGTTTCTTCATTCCAATTGTACTTCATATTTATAGTTTATAGTTTATATTATTAATTATTAGTTATATTTTAAAGTCACATATATTATCTTTTAGAGTGCGTATTCGATCTGCAAAAGGTATATAAAGTATTATAGAGTAAAAATAGATAGACGGGTATTATCTCACCTCTCTTAATAGAGATTGGTTAAAAAAAGGTGACAATAGCAAGTTAAGTATATATAGTAGGGGGCTATCGTCGCACTTTCGGTACTCGGTGATCTCTCTTTTCGTTCGGTGCTATACACCAACCTGCAGGTGCGGGTGAAAGTGTGGACGGAACATAGGTATGCTATACACCCGTGGTAGATTCATGGATGTTGTGGTTAGTTTAAACTACCTAGCCAATAGTTAATTTATGGTGGTAGTCTCTGGCATACTCGATCATGCCCTCGTCTGTTACATTACCGTTGAGGTATTGGTTTAAACTGTCAATCATTGCTAAAGTTTCTATTCTAATTTGTCGATCCATGTTTATAGTATTTATAGTTTATATTTATTTTAGTTATTTATTAGCCGAAGCCATAAGCCTACTTTTTAGTAGACTTAGCTTCAGTGATTGCTGCTAGATGTCTAACAGTGCTTGGTAAGTTAGTACTTTGTGACCAGTACTTTCTTTTGATCCAGCATGCTTGCAGTTTTAATTTAGGTAACATTGCAGTAAGTATAGTATCATGGCAGTATGTTACTGTTTGATTTTTGTTGTTGACAAAGGTGATCTGTTGGTTGCGACCAAGCCAGCTTTCGCGGACAACAAAGTTCTTTCTTACAAGCGGTGGCCAGATAGCTGCTTTTTCTTCGTTAGACATTGTTTTTAGAGCTTTTTGCATAATTTCATTTGTGTTCATAATTTTTAATTTTAAGTTATTATTTATTATTCAGTTATATTATCTTTTTAATAGCGTATTTAAGTTGCAAAGTTATTTTAGTTAATTAATTTAATATTTATTTTTATATTTATTTAATTATATTCTTTATTAACTTACACATATATTATCTTTTATACAGCGTATTCTATCTGCAGTGCTATACAGCGTGAAGGATCTGCAGTGCTATACGCGGTGCTATACACGCCGGACCCCGGCTGGTTACCTCCGAGGTCAATTAGCTGAGGTTATCCCACCTCACACCAGGATCCGTGTGCTTTAGACTGACGCCCAGAACAGATCTTGCTGCTCTGGAGTTAGTCCTCTTAGATCATCCTGCCCGAACATGTCCTGACAGATTAAGGTTCTTCGTTCAGACTCGGCTATGTTTCTCATAACCTCATCCCAGATGTTATAATTTTTTTCGTACATATTAATTTATTTGTGTTAGTGAGTTAAGATATTCTACTGCGAGCGCTAGCTCATAGTCATAGTTCAGTGCCTGAGTGTACAGGTATTCTTCGTTCCAGTGATCTTGTTTTTCGTCCATATTATTTTGTTTTAAATTCGACAATTTCTTTTTCTACAGTGTAATATGCGATATAGTTTAGATACTCTAAATTTGACGCTGTTGTTGTTACTACTTCATCCATTAGTTTTTAATTTAAGTTTATATTATATCTAGTTCCATTAGTATGTTTTCCATTATGTCTTCCTCAAGGAATTGATCCTGATCATAATCTCTTCTCATTATGTTGATCACTCTATAGATCATTTGTACTTTTCCTGGGTATCTGTCGTTGATCAATTGATCTATTCTATTATTTTTAGTCATATTATTATTATTTAGTTACATTATTATTATCTATGATCGGTCGTGTTAGATCTGCATTTTAGGACTGGACTATTTAGCCCAGTTAGTTACTTGTTTTATTTTAATATAGTTTTGTTTGTATACTTTTTTGATTGGGTCAAGATCTTTTTCATGTATGATTATAGAATCTTTTGATAGGGTGACTGGATAAGTGTTAATGTGTTTGTTTAAGATTTGTGATAAGATTAATTTAGGTTGAGGTGATTTAATTTTTAAAAGCATAGTTAATTAATTTAAAGTTTATATTATTATTATTTTATCTTCCACTATATTATCTTTAGATCAACGTGGTAGATCTGCAAAAAGGTAAATATATATATAAAAAATTATATAATAATAAAATAAATAATAAAATATATAATAAAAAAATTAGTTAAGCTAATAACCACGTACCAGAGTTGCAAAACGATCAGATAAATAAATAAAAATTAAAGGGGGGCTGGTAAAAAATAATCGACTTCCCCCACGGGAAAAAAAAAATGTATAGCGTAGCGTAACCCAATGGTTCCCTATGCGGAATAAAAAATTTTTTTAATTTTTTTTTGGGTCACTAATGTGACATTAGCCTGTTATATAATAATAGTAAGGGGCTATTGTCGCGTTTTAAGTAATTAAAAAATAGTGTAATCATACAAAGTATGAGACAACAACTTTCGCCGGCAGCTAGAAGAGCTAAGGCCGCTAGGGATAAAGCCTATGCAATGAGTCCTGCGAGGAAGGCTAAAAAAGCCCACTCTCAGAGAGAACGAAATAAGGCTAAGCGTGAGGGTAGAAATATCGATGGGCGGGATTATGATCATAAAAGACAGCGGTTTGTTTCTATTAAGTCTAATAGAGGTAATGAAGGTATGGGTACTCAATCAGAAAGTGGTAATAACTATAATACGAATTAAACGGAATGGCTAGAATTAAAACGTATCCTAACGATGTAATTGTAGACCCCGATGATAAACTTCTAGGATCAGATAGTCAGGACAATAGTTTAACTAAAAATTTTAGGGTATCGGACTTAGTAGATTACATAGGGCAATCTATAGAAGGGCAGCAAGGTCCTCCGGGCCCTCCGGGTGATCCAGGTGAGAATGGAACTAACGGGCAAGATGGCCAAGATGGAGAACAAGGAGCCCCAGGAGCGGACGGTACTTCTATCAATATACTTGGTACTGTTGCTAGCTGTGCAAATTTACCAACAACGGGTAATACTTCTGGGGACTTATATATATTAGATTCCGATGATAGTGGCTGTTCTTATGGAGCGGGTACTGCTGGAGATGGTTATGTGTGGACATCTACGGACACTTGGTTAAACATTGGACCCTTAAGAGGGCCGCAAGGAATACAAGGTGTGCCTGGTCAGAACGGAACTAACGGTACGGATGGTACTAATGGATCGGATGGAAGTGATGGCTCGCAAGGTCCTCAAGGAATTCCTGGACCTCAAGGAAACACAGGAGATACAGGAGCTCAGGGGCCGCAAGGAGAGCAGGGAGAACAAGGAATTCAAGGGAACCAAGGGATCCAAGGGAACCCGGCTGATGAGTTTGCTTTAATAGGTCTGAACTTGTCTTGGTCTACTCGAGATCCGGATTATGTTGTGAACAGCACTCATGTCCCTAATTTAAAATATTCAAAACTAGGCGTAGATTTTGAAAATCTTGAAATAGAATCTGATTACACTTATAAACTTATTTTAGAAAGAAAGAGGAGCGCAAGCGCGAGAAGCCTTAATAATTTTAGAAAAGCAGGTTACAAAAGACAAACAGGTAGCGGAATGCTCCCACCTTATAGCAGTAGACCCAGTGAAATAGAATTCACTACTGCAACCGGCAATAAATTTGATTTTAGATGGGACTTATTTTTTAAAAGTAATGGGTTTCCTGCACCAGCAGGCAAAAAACGTACTCAAGGTGTAATCACATACTCGAACGTACACTTTGCTTTGCGAATCTCAAAAGAAAAAGATAATATAACAGAGGTGTCCCCTGTGTTAAAAACGTTTACTCTTAGAGCTATTAATAATCCCGGGATGTCCACGGGACAACAAAAAAGACTAACCTTTATATTAAAGTAAAACAGCGGGAACCTAAGTGACTGGCCCAAGCGGTTGGCCACGGTGCTCTACCCTTATAGGTAGGGCTTACAGGTTGCCCATCAAATAAAAACTAAGAATGGCTAGAATAAGTACTTATGCAATAGATGCAAAACCCTCATTAGGAGATAAGGTAATTGGTACTGAAAATAACGGGCTTTTCTTAACTAAAAACTATTCATTTGAGGACATTGTTGAGTTATTGAACATAACTAACAGCACTGCGGTCGCAGATCAGATGATTTATAAATTTCAGTGGGATATATCGCAAGGTAGACTGCCTGGAACCATTAGTTTTGCTGCGGGAGGCGGTAATGAAACAATGTTTTCTGCAATAACTAGCTTATTAATTAGTAAAACCTTGCCTGGAGGCCAATCGGTTTCTAGTTATGCTAATTTATTTAATGGTAAAGACATAATATTATCGGAAATAGGTAATAGAAATAGTTATGGCACTTATAAAGTAACAGGTATAACGGATTATTTACCTGATACTAACTTTTTTGAGGTTAGCCTGACTCCTTCTGTAACCAATGGAACGATAAGCTTAGATAACTACTATATATTTAGTGAATTTGTAAGTGGAGAGCTAGAAGGAGATAAACATTTTACTTATACACAAGCAAATCCCTCAGCTGTTTGGAACATACAACATAATTTAAACAAAAACCCCTCTGTGTCAATAGTAGATACAGCCGGATCTCAAATATATACGGAAGTCGAATATATAGACGACAATAACTTAAGACTAACATTTTTTGCGGCGTTTTCGGGCAAAGCTTATATGAACTAATAAACAAAAAACATGGCAATACAATTTTACGATTCGATCGATCTAAATCGGCAACAACTTTTAAACGTACGCATCCAAAATGTGGCTAATGACCCTTCATCTAACAATGTAATTGGGCAGATAATATTTAATACCGGCGAAGACACTTTAAAACAATACGTACTTGATGATGGTTCGGGTTCTCCAGGTTGGGTAGCAGTAGGGAGCGGTAATACCTACGAGCTCGAGGGTGTAGGGTCCGGAGATACTACTGCTGGTATCAGATTAACTGATGGCACTAATAATCATGATGTTATAATACAAGGTGGCGGGAGCACACTAGTAACTCAAGCTAATGATGTGTTAACTGTTACTAGTGAAGTAGGCACCAGCGATACGGACTATATAGACATGACAGATACCACTGCCAATGGGGTTACTACTGTGGACGCCAGTTTAAATGCTGTAGATGGAACGGCAGCAGCAACTGAAGAAGGAAATGGAATAAGGTATTTAAGTAAAAACAATAAGTGGGCAGAAATTGATACAATTCCAGGGACTTACGATTGGGATGTTAAAACTTTTAAAGCCGATGGAACTGCCTTCACAACTACCGTGGCTTCTGGAAATACTTTAGTACTTAACGGTACAGAAAGCGTTATAGCTAATTTGGCATCCGATGGCTCTTTAAATATAGATGTTGATCTTAACTATGGGGGCACTGCAGACTACGGCAATAACTATATAATGATACCAGGTAATGGTACAATCTCTTCAGATGACACATTACCTTTTAATTTATATACACCGGGAGCTAACCCACCAACTACCGAGACTAATATTGTAAAGAAAAGTACTTTTGGAGCTATCCCAATAGATGCATTAACATTAGTTAAAACATACATTGACGATGCAGTTGTGGGTGGATTAATATATCAAGGGGGTTATAATGCAGGGACTAACTCGCCTGATTTAGATTCTTCGCCTAGTTCAGATATCAAAAAAGGTTGGACATACACTGTTACTAATCCAGGCACGTTCTTCGCAGAGCAGGTTCGTGTTGGTGATGTTCTTATTGCAGAGGTTGACGCGCCAACAGAGCTTGCTGATTGGACTACCGTACAAAACAATATTGATCTAGCTGATTTAACTACGGTAGGTATAGGTAATGTAAATGCTTCCGCGGCGGACCTATTAGACGGCTTATCAGTAACTTATTCCGGGGGTACAGCTACTGTAGGATTAGACGTAACAGGATTAGATGCATTAACTGCACCAGCAACGGATGATGAACTAGTAATTTTTGATGAGTCTCAAGGAAGTGATGGAAAAAACAAAAAAATTACAGTTGCTAATTTATTATCAGGAACTAGCGGGGTCACAACTTTTGCAGCAAATGTAACCAGTATAACTGCTGGTACCCCAAAAACAGTAAATCATGGTTTAAATAGCCTGGATGTTATAGTGCAGTTGTTTGATGATGCTACTAAGGAAACTATCTACGCTACTGTAGATAGGACAGGCGTCAATGATGTAGCTTTAACTTTCAATGCGACTCCTCCAACTACAGTTAGAATACTGGTACAGAAAATAGGATAATATAAAATATAATTAAATGGCAATAAAATATTATGATAGTTTAAGTGTCACAGGTACTACTGCTTCCTACTTTCTTGGTAAAGTAGGGATTGGGACTACGAGTCCTGCTGAGAAGCTTACAGTATCAGGTGGAGCTAATGTAACAGGTAAGTTTGCTGTAGGTATTGCAGCTACCCACTCATCTTTTGATTTCTATAACAATGGAACATCTTACCTTAATGGAGCTGTTACTGTTGACGATACTTTAGATTTAGTTAATTTAAAAGTATCAGGTGCGCAGGGAACAGATGGTCAAGTCTTAACCTCAACAGGGTCTGGAGTTGCGTGGGAAAATGCAGGCGGAGGAAGTGGAACTGTAACTAGTATAACAGCAACATCAGGAGCTTTAGGAGGATTAACAGGCGGAACAATAACAACTTCTGGGTCAATAGCTTTAGATTATTCTGGAAATAATAATTTTATATTTGCAAGCAATTCGCAATTAACCTCAACGGAGGATGATGATATTTTAGCTATAGTAGATGTTAGTGCAGGCAGACAGGTAAAGTATATTGAAAAATCAGATTTATTAGAAGACCAAGTAACCTCTGTAACGACAGGAGAGCCGTTTGGAAGCTCAACTATAACTAATATAGTTCAGATAAGTAAAACTAATTATGATAATGCAGATCAAGCAGGAAATTTAGTAACAGGAACAGCTTATTTAATCTTTGCATAATGCCAGATTACGGTATAGAAATAAAAGATGTAGAAATCATTGAGATTGGGGTAAAAGATGTCGCAATCACTGAGGCATTTATAAAAGATGTACAAGTATGGGAATTGCCATCAACAGGTGGTGCAGTAATTACATCGAGTATTAACGAAGTAGGAGAATATAGCGGCGATGTAAGTGGAACCTATGTGTTTGAGCAATCTAGCACTGATGGCAGTGGTACAGGCGCTAAGTTTGCTGTAACAGTTGATTATTTCCAAAGAAAAAACAGAAGTTATATATCAGCTCAACAAATTAACACTGGAGATGAAGGTTCTGGCTATGCGGTTGGAGATCTTATAACTTTAAATCCAGCGCCGACAGGCTCTTTATGGGCTACTAACCCAATTGTAGAGGTATTATCTGTAACTACTTAGATAATTGCTAAGGAGACTAAAATATTGCAAGATTAAAATTATACGTAATAATTATACGTAGACCAAAATTAAATATAATTAAAATATAATTGAATGGAATTTAATAAACCAAGCGAGATTGTTAAAACTCTTACATTTGGCGTACAAGCCAATGAAGAAATAATGCAAGGCGTAAAGAAATTGTCAAACGCGGTAAAGTCCACATTAGGGGCCAGCGGTAAATGTGTAATTTTTGAAGATGCCTTAGGTAGACCGGTAATAACAAAAGATGGAGTAACCGTTGCGGAAAGCGTAGTCTTATTACATCCGGTTGAAAATATAGGAGCTACCTTGATAAAAGAAGCTGCTAGCAACACAGTTAGAGAGGCAGGGGACGGTACAACAACCGCTACTGTCTTAGCTGACGCTTTATTGGAAGAAGCTAATAAAGATAAGCAAACATCCGTAAGAGATCTAAAAGCGGGGATTGCAAGTGGAGCCGAAAAAGTAAAAAAGTATTTAGATAAAAACTGTGTTCCAGTTGAAGGCGAAATGTTAAAAAATGTTGCAATAATAAGTTGTAATAATGATGAAGAGCTAGGAACCAAAATCGGACAGGCTTACGAAAAAGTAGGTAAAGACGGGGTTGTTTTAATGGAAGAGTCAGAAACTAATGAGACTTACGTGGATTTTGTTGAAGGCGTACAATTTGATTCCAAATTAAAGTCGCCGCACTTTGCAACCGACAAAGACAAGGGTGAAGCTGTTTTAGACGATCCGTGTGTACTTATTGTATCTTCGCCGATACCAAATATCAGAAGGATACAAAGTGTCTTAGAACACGTCGTAAAGAACAAGCGAAGTTTATTAATAATATCAGAAGTAGAGCAGCAGCCATTTGCTACATTAATGGCAAATAAAGTTAAAGGTAATATTAAAGTAAATATTATTGACACACCAGGTTTTGGACCCACTAGACAAGAGACTATAGAAGATCTTGCGATACTAACCGGAGCTCAGGTAATAAACGAAGAGCTTGGTGATGATTTAGATTTAATAGATCCAAGCGTACTAGGAGAAGCTATTAAAGCAGTTACTAATGATAAAAGCACAGTATTGCAAATAGAACCTGATAACGATTTATTACAAGAAAGAATAGATAGTGTAGTCGCTAAGTTAAAAGACGAAACAAATCCATTCTTTAAGAAAAAATTAGAACAGCGATTATCTATGCTGTCTGGCCAAGTAGGGGTTGTGTTCGTAGGAGCAGATTCTGAAGTAGAGCTAAAAGAAAAGAAAGATAGAGTTGAAGATGCAATATATGCGACAAAAGCCGCTTATAAGGAAGGTATAGTGCCAGGAGGCGGAATAGCTTTACTTAACGCTGCTAATAAAATTGTTGCAGCAAATGAAGGTGAAGAAATATTACTAGAAGCAATTAGAGCACCTTTTAAAACTATATTAGCAAATGCAGGTATTCACTCAATGTCTGATCCCAAAGGTAAAAATAGGGGGATAGACGTAAAAACCGGTAAAGAAGTTAATATGATTAAAGCAGGTATTATAGATCCTGTGTTAGTTACAAAGTCGGCGCTGAAGAATGCAGTTAGTGTTGTCAATACTATAATTTCTGCAGATTGTGTAATCAGTAATAAAAGATTAGCATAATGCAGGCAATAAATTACTACGTAGTTGTAGACAAAATAAAAGAAGCACCTAAGAAGGTTGCTGGCTTAGAATTAACAGATAAGCAAAATACAGATATAAGATATGTTCGAGCCAACGTTGTAAGCGTTGGGGAGAATGTACCGACTATAAAAGAAGGTGACATAATAAGGTACGACAAACACGCAGGGTTTGGTATTGACTGGAATGACAAGATGTTATATGTTATAAAAGCAAATGATATTGTTTTAGTGGAATGAAGCTATCGCCAAAAGATTTAAGGGACATGAACCTCTTTAAGTACTATAGGCTAACTAGAAGATGGGTTACTAAAACGTATAAACTTTCAAGTGCAGATTTTGAGTTATTGGTGTATCTGGATTGCAAAGAATTTTTTAGAAGACAAGATTTTATAGACGGAGCTTATACTTACACCTGGGATAAAAACAGATGGGAGAGATTAAGAAGGGAAGGTTGGATCGATGTATTTAAAGAACGAAATAGAACATCGTCTAAATATGCAGTATATCAGATGTCTCGGAAAGCTAAGTCTCTTATAACAAGAGTATATAGAATATTATTAGGTGAGGAAAACTTACCGCAATCTAGTAGGAGCGTATTTTACAAAAACAAAACATATACTGATAAAACCTTTAACAAGGCTATTGACGATATGATTAAAGATAAAGAACGATAATGGCATTCAAACTTAAAGACTTCTCGGACATGATAGGTGTAGATAAAGAAACATCTACTTATGATACTCCAGTGTTTAAAAAAGATTTAAAAGATGGAGGAGTATTAGCGGAAGCTAATAATGACGGAACTATATTTATAGATAAGAGTCTTAAAGGAAAAGAAAAACAAGAAGCAATTGAGCACGAAAAAGTTCACATGGATCAAATGAAACAAGGTCGATTGCAGTATGATAATAATACGGTAACTTGGAAAAAAGATACAAGATCACCAGCTAGAGTATATTCACGAGCAACTATGGAAGAAGGAGCTCATAACTTACCTTGGGAAGCCGAGGCATATAAAAAACAATAAGATGTATAAATCCACACCAATAACAAAAAAAGCTAAAACTGCTGGAGAGTATAACTCTGCGTTAAAGCAGGCTGATTTAGTAAAAGGAGCAGGCGACGCTTACCGTACGACTTACAAAGAGGAAGGAAGCCCCGGCGAAACCATTACCGGTAGGAGAGAAAAAACTAAAACAGTAAACACTGACGATTATGATGGATCCGGAGGGTATATGGATAATGACAAATGGGAAGCATGGCTAAAAACTGAGGCCGGAAAAGCGTACACCGCTAAGAACACTAAAGAAGTGGGTACTGGGGAATTTGAGACATTCACTGAACAAAAACCTGGTACTGATGATTTTATAGGGGATATACAGGAATATAAAAAACAAAAGCGTAGAGTTCTTGGAGATCTTGAAACTAGAGAATTGAATCGTACTACCAAGAAAACAGAAAAAGATCTTAGAAGAGTTAAAATAAAAGAAGCTAGAGAAGCTAGAAAACAAGCTAAAGCTGACGGTACATCAAGAAAAGAAAGAAGAAAAGCTTTTAATCAGTCTAAGCGCACAGCTAAGCAAGAAGAAATAGCAAATGAAAGAGCGGCTTTTGAAACAAGATCAAAACTAAATCGAGAAGCTCAAGCGTTCGGAAGGAAAGCAGGAGAAGCTTATGAGGTTGATGTTTTGAAAACGCAAGGTGATTACACTAAAAAAGAATTGATAGATGACGCAAAAAATAAAAGGAATAAAAACAGATTAGCTGCGCAGAGTATAGGCCAAATACTTACTGGCTTTCCTATGCGAGCTCCTATGAAGAAAAACTATTTTAAAAAGTAATAATTATGGCATACTCACAATCACCAAAATCACCATTGGCAAAAGCTTTAAAAGGCAAGCAACATAATTTGCCAGAGCATTTAAAAGCTAAAATAGAAGCAGCTCCCGAATCCCCAGTTAAAAAAAAAGGGGATGCTCCATCTCGTAAAAAATCTTTAGGGTATTATAATAAAGCTAACAAAACAGGAACTGGGGCAGCAGCAGGGGGAGGTATGACTGCTAAAGGAACTGCCGAGTATAGACGAAAGAATCCGGGTAGTAAATTAAAAACAGCTGTTACTAAAGATCCTTCTAAATTAAAAAAAGGGGGTAAAGCTGCAAAACGTAGAAAAGCATTTTGTGCTAGATCTAAAAGTTGGACTTCAGAAAGAGGTAGAGCGGCTAGACGTAGATGGAATTGTTAATATTATGAAATCAAAAGGCTTAGGAGATTCAATAGAAAAATTTACAAAAGCAACTGGCATAAAAAGATTAGCTGATAAAATACCAGGTGGCTGCGGCTGTAACAGAAGAAAAGAAACATTAAACAAATTATTACCATATAAAAACAAATAAGATGGCATACAAACAAAAAGGCTGTACTCCGATTACAGCAAAGATTCAAAAGACTACCAAAGGCGGAGTTACAAACCCTCTGTTGAAATCGATGGGTGTGCCCATGAAGAAAAATCCTTCAATGGCAAAGCAAACAGAACCTGGCCCAAGAAAGCGTAAGGAAGGCGATGGGATTATAGCGAATTTTCTAAAAGACGCAGTGTATAACTCTACGAGCGAGGGTAAAGCTTATAACAAAAATAAGCGCGAAAGCAGAAAAGCAAAAAATAAAAAAGAGTTATTAGAGGCAAGGGCTAAAGTGCCTAACAAAAGTAGAAATGCGGAAGTACCTAATAAAAATAAAAGCACCAAATCTGACTCAAAGCCAAAAGCAAATGATTTAAGCAAAATGAAGCAGGGATCTAAAGAAAGATACGATGAGTATACCAGACGAGGCTGGGCTCAAGATGCTACTACTAAAGGCTATGTTGCTAGCAAAAAACCGGTAAGTAAGGTTAAGACACAAACAATCAAAAAAGCCAAAGTAGAAAAAACTCCAGAAATAAAAATATCTGCCAAGGCAACCGCTAAACCAACTCCTAAGACTAAAAAAGATATTAGAGTTGAAAACAGAACTAACAAAAAGTCTGCTAGAGAAGAAAACAGAGCTAACAGAAAAGCAACGAGAGAAGAAAACAAAGCCAACAGAAAAGCTGCTAGAAATGCTTCACCGGCTAAGCAAACAATGCAACAGCAAACCAGAAAAAAAAGAAGAGAAGATAATAAAAAAAGTCCTGTAAAAAATTATAAGAAAGGTTATTACGGAAAATAATGGATAAAATATGGTCATGGCTTACCGGGAACGTTATCAAAGAAGTTGGAGGCGTTCTCGATAACCTTATAACAAGTAAGGAAGAAAAGCTAGAAGCTAAAAAAGCAATAGAGGTTATATTGCAACAAGCGGAGGCAGATGCGCAAAAGCAAGTAACTAGAAGATGGGAGTCAGATATGAAGTCTGATTCTTTTTTATCAAAGAATATAAGACCTATGGTGCTTATATATTTAACAGTTATATTTACAGCTTGTGCATTTTTTGATGGTAATATAGGTGAGTTTAAAGTAGCTGAAGAGTATATACCTATATTTCAAACTTTACTAGTTACTGTCTATGGCGCTTATTTTGTTGGGCGTTCGTATGAAAAAGCAAAATCAATAAGTAACAAAAACGCGTAATAAATAAAATAACGGAATATTAATTTTAAATTTAATCAAATGGCAAAAAAGAAAACAAAAAAAGAAGTACCTGTAATAGGTAAAAGATTCATTACAAGCGATGAATTAACTGGGGTTAAATCCGCAGTTGAAGCTGTTAACCGATTGCAAATGCAAGTTGGAGGTATTGAGCTACAAAAGCATGACTTAATGCACACCATGAAAATGAAAACAGATGTGCTAGAGTCAGTGCAAAAAGCACTAGAAGAAAAATACGGAGATGTATCTATAGATATAGTTACCGGAGAAATGAAAGATAATGCACCTAGTACGTAAGATAAGTATAGGTAGAGACTATAAAAATGACGCCATGCACTATTCTGTAGGTCAGGAAGTGTATGGTGGTCATATTATAGATAGTATAATTGAAGAAGAAGATAAGTATTCAATATATATAACTAAAAATAATGAAGTATTGCCTTGGAAAGATTTTAATAAAAATATGGCAATAGCAATAGAATATAATTTAGAGTATTAATGAAAGGATATACCGATTTTGTGGTAAGGCCATTGGAGGGTCGTTATCAAAACAAATTAAATATAGACGGTACAGAATTTATATTAAACACAGAATTACAGAATCATTCTTATGTGTCAAGAATAGGGCTAGTTATTTCAGAGCCCTATTTCAACGACACTAAAATACGTAAAGACGACATAATAATAATACATCACAATGTATTCAGAAGGTTTAGAGACATACGTGGTAAAGAAAAAAATTCAAGAAGTTTTTACGAAGAAGATAAATATTTTGTGCAACCTAATCAAATATTTGCTTACAAGCGAGATAACAAATGGCTGGCTTGCGAAGGATTTAATTTCGTGCAACCTATTAAAGAAACAAAAATGTTTTCTAGTTCTTTTGAAAAAGAAGGAATAGGCATAATAAAGTATAAAGATCCTGCGCTTAAATCTATAAAAGCGAATGACCTTATAGGGTTTAGACCCGGAGCTGAATACGAATTTATTGTGGAAGGCAAAAAAATGTATCGAGTTCCTACCAATCAAATCACAATTAAATATGAATATAAAGGAAACGAAGAAGAATATAATCCAGGCTGGGCACAAAGCAGTTGAAGAATTAATTAAAGTAGCAAAAGAAGCTATTGTAGATTCAGACGATGACATTTCTGCTGATAGACTTAAAAACGCAGCAGCTACAAAAAAGCTAGCTATATTTGACGCGTTTGAAATACTAAATAGAATACAAGCGGAAGAGGATATACTAAATGAAAAGCCTAAAGAAGAGTCTAAGGAAAAAACTTACAAAGGCTTTGCAGAAAGAAGAGCTAAGTAATGTACAAGCAAGATCTATACTCAGTTATAACTCCTGTAAAAGGCAATGTGCTATCTAAGCGCAACAGCTTAAAAAACTGGAAATACGGATACGATAAAGATAACGACATAATTGTTATTAGTAATACCGGACAAATAGGGGAAATATATAATATACAAGGTTTAAAAATAGCTTTACCTAAGACGCCCAAAAAACTAACTAAAGGTAATAATTTATGGAAACCTGAAGAATACCCTAAAGAACTTAAAAGAATACAAAGCATATTTGAGTGGAAAGACTATCCGGATAGCTTTAAAGAAAAATGGGAACCCTATATAGATGAGCAATTTGAAAGAAGAGAAAATGGTTACTGGTTTCTTAACAACAATATACCTACTTATATTACTGGTACTCACTACATGTATTTGCAGTGGTCAAAAATCGATGTGGGGTTACCCGACTTTCGTGAATCAAACAGGTTATTCTATATATTCTGGGAAGCGTGCAAGGCAGACGCACGTTGTTACGGTATTTGTTACCTTAAAAACAGACGTTCCGGATTTTCATTCATGGCGTCGGGAGAAACAATTAACCAAGCTACGGTGTCGAGTGATTCCAGATTTGGTATACTATCGAAATCGGGTGCTGATGCGAAGAAGATGTTCACGGATAAAGTCGTACCCATATCTATCAACTATCCGTTTTTCTTTAAACCGATCCAGGACGGTATGGATCGACCAAAGCAAGAATTAGCTTATAGGGTCCCGGCTTCTAGATTAACAAAAAGATCTATACAAAACACTGATTCGGATCAGATAATATTAGAGGGACTAGACACTACTATAGATTACAAAAACACAGGGGACAATAGTTATGACGGTGAAAAGTTAAAACTTTTAGTTCACGATGAATCGGGTAAGTGGGAAAGACCTAACAATATATTAAACAACTGGGGGGTTACCAAAACATGTTTACGTTTAGGTAGTAGAATTATCGGTAAGTGTATGATGGGGTCTACCTCGAACGCATTAGACAAAGGGGGTAGCAATTTTAAAAAATTATATCAAGCATCGAATATAGCTAAAAGAAATAAGAATGGACAAACCAAATCTGGACTATATAGTCTGTTCATTCCTATGGAATGGAATTATGAAGGATTCATTGACAAATACGGAATGCCCGTATTCGATACTCCTGAAAAACCTTTAGAAGATCCATACGGCGACCCTATCGAGCTCGGAGTCATTGAGCATTGGAATAATGAGGCAGATGGATTAAAAGGCGACCAGGACGGCTTAAATGAGCATTACAGGCAGTTTCCGCGTACAACAGAACATGCTTTCAGGGACGAGACTCAAAACAGCTTGTATAATTTAGTAAAGATATACGAGCAAATAGATTACAACGAAGACTTAAAACATTCAGGAGTATTAACGCGTGGAAGTTTTAGTTGGGAAAACGGAATAAAAGACACTAAAGTTAAATTTACACCTAATCCTCAAGGAAGATTTAATATTTCTTGGGTGCCAAGTTTAAATTTACAAAACAAACAATATGTTAAGAATGGCTTTAAGTCGCCAGGCAATGATCACATTGGTGCTTTTGGCTGTGATAGTTATGATATTAGTGGTACAACAGATGGTAGAGGGTCTAAAGGCGCTCTTCATGGACTTACAAAGTTTTCAATGGAAGATGCTCCCCCTAATACCTTTTTTCTTGAATACCTAGCTAGACCTCAAACAGCGGAAATGTTTTTCGAAGATGTATTGATGGCTTTAGTGTTTTACGGTATGCCTTTGTTATGTGAAAATAACAAGCCTAGACTTTTGTATTATTTAAAAAGAAGAGGGTATAGAGGTTATTCAATGAATAGGCCGGATAGGCTTTGGAATAAATTATCTAAAACAGAAAAAGAAATTGGAGGAATACCAAACTCTAGTGAAGATATAAAGCAGGCACATGCCGCTGCAATTGAATCTTACATAGATAGATATGTGGGACTAAAAGAAGATGGACAGTATGGAGGAATGTATTTTAATACAACGCTAAATGATTGGGCTAAGTTCGATATTAATAACAGAACTAAATTTGATGCGGCTATAAGCTCAGGGTTAGCTATAATGGCTGTTAATAGAAATTTATATAGTCCAGCCGCTGAAAGGCAAAAGCAAAAACTAAATTTAAAAATAAGCAGATACTCCAACACAGGAAGTGTTTCGAAATTAATAGAAAAATAAAAATATGGCTGAGTCAGTTATAACAAGTTATTTTCCGAGCCAAATAGCTAGCGATTCTGAAAAGATGAGTCTAGACTATGGAACTAGAGTAGGTAGAGCGATAGAGAACGAGTGGTTTCGTTCTGATAATGGTATTGGTCGTTTTAAAAGTAATCAAAACACTTTTCATAATTTAAGATTATACGCAAGAGGAGAGCAAGGGGTGCAAAAGTATAAAGATGAATTATCTATAAATGGGGATTTATCCTATCTTAATTTAGATTGGAAACCTGTACCTATAATACCTAAATTTGTAGACATACTAGTTAATGGAATATCAGAGAGAATGTTTGATGTTAAAGCTTATTCTCAAGATCCTTATGGTGTAGACAAAAGAACTAAGTATATGGAATCTATACTTAGAGATATGCAAACGAAAGAACTAGGCGAATACGTAGAAGCTGAATTTGGTGTTAATTTATTTGAAAATAACCCAGACGATTTACCAAAGAACAAAGAGGAACTTAATTTGCACATGCAACTGTCTTATAAGCAAGAAGTTGAATTAGCTGAAGAGCAAGCCATAAATACATTGCTTCAGGGCAATAATTACGACCTAATCAAAAAAAGATGCACGTACGACCTAGCTACTATAGGAATTGCTGCAGTTAAAAATGGATTTAGTAAATCCGAAGGAGCTACTATCGACTACGTAGATCCCGTTAATTTAATATGGTCATACACCGAATCTCCCTATTTTGACGATATATATTATGTAGGAGAAGTTAAAAGTGTTCACATAAATGAATTAAAGAAACAATTTCCGTTTTTGACTAATGAAGATCTAAAAGAAATATCTAGTCAGTCATATCAAAATAATGGCTTTTACGATAGAACTTTAACTAATTACGACGAAGACGATTCTAATACTGTTCAGGTTTTATATTATAACTATAAAACTTATGCTAATGAAGTGTATAAAGTAAAAGAGTCTGCTACAGGCGCTGCAAAATTAATACCGAAAGACGATCAGTTTAATCCGCCTGAGGAATTATATGTTGAATATGGTATACAAAAATTGTCTAGATCATTAGAAGTTTTATATGAAGGAGTTAAAATATTAGGAGGTAAAACATTAAAGTGGGAAATGGCGGCTAATATGATACGTCCAAAAAGTGATTATACTAAAGTAAAAATGAATTATAGTATAGTCGCTCCAAGAATGTATAAAGGGCGTATAGAAAGTATTGTGTCAAGAATAACGGGGTTTGCTGACATGATTCAGTTAACACATTTGAAGTTACAACAAGTATTATCTAGGATGGTGCCGGATGGGGTTTATCTCGATGCAGACGGCCTGGCTGAAGTAGATTTGGGTAACGGAACAAACTATAACCCGCAGGAAGCGTTAAATATGTTCTTTCAAACAGGTTCTGTAATAGGTAGGTCATTTACACAAGAAGGAGATATGAATCCCGGTAAAGTACCTATTCAAGAATTACAATCTGGATCTGGGGGGGCTAAGTTGCAATCATTAATTCAAACATATAATTATTATATGCAAATGATTAGAGACGTCACCGGGTTGAATGAAGCGAGAGACGGAAGTACTCCGGATGCTAGAGCTTTAGTGGGTGTGCAAAAATTAGCAGCTGCAAATTCTAATACGGCTACTAGGCATATATTAGACTCTACTTTGTTTTTAGCTCAAGATCTTTGCGAAAATTTGTCCTTGAGAATATCAGACATAATAGAATATTCCCCAACCAAAGAAGCATTTATACATAAAATAGGCAATCAAAATGTAGCAGTGTTAGAAGAAATGAGCGATTTGTATTTATATGATTTTGGTATATTTATAGAATTACAGCCTGATGAGGAACAGAAAGCTGTATTAGAAAACAATATACAAACAGCATTACAAGCAGGCTTAATAGATCTTACTGACGCTATAGATATAAGGGAAATAAAAAACATAAACTTAGCTAATCAGCTTTTAAAAATAAGAAGAGTTGAGAAACAAGAAAGAGATCAGCAAATGCAACAGCAAAATATTGAGGCGCAGTCTCAAGCTAATGCTCAAGCTCAACAAGTAGCTGCTCAAGCTGAGATTCAAAAGCAGCAAGCGTTAACTCAGCAAAAAATGGAATTAGCTCAGATGCAGGCTCAAATTGATTCGCAAAAAATGCAAGCTGAAGTTGCTGCTAAAAAAGAATTAATGAGTCTCGAGTTTCAAATGAACATGCAACTTAAAGGCATGGAGGTGCAAGGCAAAAAATCAGAGCTAACAGAGAGAGAAGACAGAAAAGACGAAAGAACTAAAATACAAGCAACGCAACAAAGCGAGTTAATAGATCAAAGGAAAAACGATTCAATGCCTAAAAACTTTGAATCATCAGGCAATGATGTACTTAACGGTAATTTCAATTTAGGATCAGGTGATCCTAGGTAATAATAATAGTAATAATTATATAATATTTTATCATGGAAGAAGAAGTAAAAACCGAGGTTGAGAAAACTGAAGAAACCCAACCTCAAGAAGCGTCTCCTATTACACAGGAAGATAGCGGATTAATTAAAGTAGACTTAGGTCAATTAAACAAAGTAGAAGCAAATGCCATTCCAGAGCAAGAAACAAATGCAAGCGATGTTCCTGTCAGAGAATCCGAAAACACGGAAAGTAGCGAAGAAGTGGTTCCAGAAGTACGGGAGCCCGTTTCAAATGAAGAGCAACCCGTTTTACAAGAAATAACAAACGAGGAAGTACAAGAAAAAGTAGAGGAAGTAAAAGAACAAGTTGCGGAGGCTATTGAAAATCAGGAGCCTGGAATAGACCTACCTGAGAATATTCAAAAAGTCGTAGACTTTATGAATGATACAGGCGGAAGTTTGAAAGACTACGTGAATCTAAACACAGATTATGCGTCTTTAAACGAAGATCAGTTACTACGAGAGTATTACGAAAACACTAAGCCTCACTTAGATTCTGAAGAAATAGGGTTTGTTATGGAAGACAAATTCAGTTTTGACGAAGACATGGACGAGGATAGAGATATACGCAGAAAAAAATTAGCTAGAAAAGAAGAGTTGGCAAAAGCTAAAAATCATCTAGAGAGTTTAAAAGACAAATATTACGAAGAGATAAAAGCTGGGTCTCGGTTAAATCCAGAACAAAAAAAGGCGGTTGAATTTTTCAATCGTTATAACCAAGATAGCGAGAAGTTGACAGAGGATAGAGAAAAGCAAGTTTCTATATTTAACGAAAAAACTGAAAAAGTATTTTCTAATGAATTCAAAGGTTTTGATTTCGAAGTTGGAGAAAAAAAGTTCAGGTATAAAGTTAATGATGTAGAGGGAGTTAAATCTAAGCAAGGAGACATTTCAAATTTTGTTAAGAAGTTCTTAAACGATAAAAACGAAATGGCAGATGCTAAAGGTTATCATAAATCTTTATTCACAGCAATGAACCCTGACGCAATTGCAAATCACTTTTACCAGCAAGGTAAAGCGGACGCAATGAAATCAAGCATGGAAAAAGCTAAAAATATTGACATGGATCCGAGAGGGACTCATGAAGATGTTAAGCCACCTAACGGGTGGAAGGTTAGATCCGTACCGGGAAGTAATGACTCAACTACTAAGCTTAGAATTAAAAAGAGAAAATAATAATTACTAAACTTTACAAATAATGGCAAATGGATCATTTACTGGGAGTGCAGCGGCTTTAGCGCACTTAACTCCTAGACCAACACAAACGTTGTTTAACGACAACTACCTGGCCCTTGGGGACATGGATTTTACACAACAATTCTTACCAGAAGTATACGAAAAAGAAGTAGAGCGTTACGGAAACCGTACAATCTCTGGATTCTTACGTATGGTAGGAGCTGAAATGCCTATGGCATCTGATCAAGTAGTATGGTCTGAGCAAGGGCGTTTACACATTGCTTATGACGACGTTACTGTTGTATCAGCAACCTCAATTACAATTCCAGCAGGAGCTGGAGCTACTAGCAAAAACCTAATCGGACCTGGAGATACTATCGTTATCGCTGATTCTACTGGATTAACAGTTGAAAAAGCTTACGTTAGCGAAGTAGCTGTCGCAGGAAACGGAGTAGCTACTTTAACAATTGCAGGATACGCAGGAGCTGTTACAGTTACTGGTACTGGGAATGTAAAAGTATTCGTATACGGATCTGAATATGCAAAAGGAACTTCAAATGCAGGAACTTCTATTGATGCTGCTTTCGAACAGTTCAGCAACAAACCAATCATTTTACGTAATAAGTACGCGGTAAACGGGTCTGATACGGCACAGATTGGATGGGTAGAAGTAACTACTGAAGCTGGAACTTCAGGGTACTTATGGTATCTAAAGTCTGAGCACGAATCTCGTATACGTTTTGAAGATCACTTAGAAATGTCTATGATTGAAGCTGAAAAAGCTGCGGCACCAATTACGCCAGCTGCTGGATTAGGAGGAGGAACTGAAATCACAGGTTCTGACGGACTTTTTGCTGCTTTAGAAAACCGAGGTCTTGTATATACAGACGCGGATTTTGGGAGCGGAGCTGATTTAGGATTAAGCGATTTTGACGCTATCCTAGGAGAACTTGACAAGCAAGGAGCTATCGAAGAGAACATGTTGTTCTTAGATCGTTCAACTTCTTTAGGTATTGACAATATGTTAGCGGCCCAAAATTCTTACGGAACTGGAGGAACATCTTACGGTGTATTCGAAAATTCAGAAGATATGGCACTTAACTTAGGATTCAGTGGTTTCCGTAGAGGATCTTATGATTTCTACAAAACAGACTGGAAATACTTAAACGACGCTACAACTAGAGGATTAGTTGGAGATATTGAAGGTGTGGTTGTTCCTGCTGGAACTTCAACAGTTTACGATCAAATGTTAGGTAAAAACATCTCAAGACCTTTCTTACACATCCGTTACAGAGCTTCTGAAGCAGATGATAGAAAAATGAAGTCTTGGATCACAGGATCTGTAGGTGGAAACTTTACAAGCGACGAGGATGCAATGAACGTTCACTTCTTATCAGAAAGATGTTTATGTGTACAAGCTGCAAACAACTTCATATTATTGAAGAATACTGCAACTACACCATAATTAATTTATTAGTGTGCTGGGGATCATTGGTCCCTGGCCACTATTTTTATCAATTTTATAATATTATATCATGGCAAACAAGAAAAAGCCCGTAGCTAAAAAAGCTGCACCACAAGAACCTATCACAGATGGGTTACCAGTACAAATAGAAAAAGCAGAACCCGTGACAGTTAAGCCATCAAAACCGGCAAAACCAACGTGGGAATACAGAGATCGAACTTATGTTTTAAAAACCGGTAAGTCTCCGCTTTTATATACATTACCTTCTAAACATTCTCAAAGAAAACCTTTATTATGGTTTGACCCAGAAAAAGGATTTCAAAGGGAATTACGTTACGCTACTAATCAGAAGTCTCCCTTTGTAGATGAACAAAAGGGATCTGCAACATTAGGTAGAATATCTATGCGGAACGGTTTAATCAAAGTAAAAAAGGAAGATGTATCTTTACAAAAATTATTATCTTTATATCATCCACTGAAAGATAAAGTATATTACGAATTTGATCCAGTGCAAGTTTCTGTAAATGAACTAGATTGGATTGAGTTAGAACTTGAAGCATTAACTTTAGCTAAGGATATGGAAATTGACACAGCTGAAGGAATATTAAGAGCTGAATACGGTAGTGCAGTTAATGATTTATCATCTAGTGAATTAAAAAGAGATCTAATGATATTTGCCAAAAGGCAACCTGCGTTATTTATAGAATTAGCTAATGACGACAACGTTCAATTACGTAATGTAGGTATTAAAGCTGTAGAAGCTAGAATAATAAACTTATCCGCTGATCAAAGAACGTTCACTTACGGCGAAGGTAATAGAAAGTTAATGACTGTACCTTTTGACGAGCACCCTTATAGCGCTTTAGCTTCATTCTTTAAGACAGATGAAGGTATGGAGGTTTATAAGGTAATATTAAAGAGACTTTACTAAGTTACTTTTTATAGCGATTAAGCCGCTTTAAATGTGGCTTAATCACTATAAATTTAAAAAATTAAAAAATGGCTGGAACTATAAATATTAATTCAGTTTATAAAACTGTTCTAGTTATATTAGAACAAGAGAAAAGAGGCGCACTAATGCCTTCGGAGTTTAATAGGATGGCCACTCAGGCCCAACAAGAAATATACACTCAATACTTTGACGACTTCAACCAAGTACTTAGGTTGCCGCAAACTAGTTTAGCTTATGCTGACAGATTTGCTCTGTTAGATGAAAAAATATCTTTATTTAAAAGGCTTGAAGCGTTTACATTAGATCAAGACCAAGAAGTCACTCTTCCTTCTAATGTTCAGGAGTTAGGAGTGGTTGTATATAATAATAGGGAAGCAGAAAGGATACAAACTCACGAAGTATACACAACAAACCTTTCGCCTTTAACTGCACCTACGGAATACTACCCAGTTTATACGTATGAAAATAATACGTTAAAAATTTATCCCGAAACTGCATCTGGTAAAGTTTCTGTGAATTATTTAAAATATCCCGCCGACGTTAAATGGGGATTTACTATTGATAAAGAATTAGGAAACTACGTGTATAACGAATCTGATTCAACTTCTTTTGAAATACACCAGTTAGATCAACCGTTGCTTATTTCAAAAATACTTGGATTTGCAGGGGTTGTAACAAAAGATCAATTTGTTGGCGGCATAGCTCAACAAAAGGAGGTACAAATTAACGGAGATAACGTAAAATAATAATAAATGGCAGATACACAATTAATTAATGCGTTTATATCTTTAAATGATATAATAAATAACTTCCTTATATCTTATACCGGACCTGGAAGAATGATACCTGACGCAGATAGGACAGAGGTTATACTACACGCTAGAAGGTGTTTGCAAGAATTTGCTTTTGAAACATTAAAAAGTCAATTTAATAAAACAACAACTATTCCTGCGAATGGCGAATATGAACAGCCGGACGACAACGTGGCTATCATTAGTATATTTAGAAGCGCTTCACCTGGAGGTGTCACTTATACAGTAGAAATGAGTGAGACAAAAGAATTAGCTAATATAGATGGTACAAACTATTATGTTGACTATAATAATAAAAAAATAATATTTGATACTTCCTTGGATGGGTATGGCTTATCATACACGTATTTATCAAACGCATTAACTATTGATGAAACAGCAGCAGTTCCTAAATTAGCCGAAGAGGCTTTATACGCTTGTATGATATATGCAATATTAGCAAATAGAGGAAGTACAGATCCAAACACACTCCAAAGACTTTTAATGGAAAAAATGCTAAAATTAGAAAAATCTAAATCTAGGCTGGTTTTTACAAACTTCGAATAATAAAGTAAAGTACATATATATGGGTATAAGCATAGATACAGTATATCAAAGAGTATTGAGTATACTTAATAAAGAACAACGAGGGTATGTTACGCCTCAGGAATTTAACTTATTTGCAAATCAAGCACAACTAGATTTATTTGAGCAATATTTTTATGATATAGGTCAATTTTTAAGGTTGCCTGCTAATGGACACGCAAACGCCAGCATACCAAATCTAATTGAGGAAAAAATTTCTTTGTTTGAAAAAGAATTAAATGTCTCTATTAATAATGGCTATTATTTGCTGCCCTCTGATTTATACCGTTTAAATAATGTAGTTGTTCAAACTTCTGAAAATGAAGCCGAACAGGTAAGCTACCAGCATTTTTTAAAGTTAAATAAATCGGATTTAACAGCGCCTTCGGAAACATATCCCGTATATATACAAAATGACAATAAAATTAATTTATTCCCAAATACTATAGTTCAAGATGTAACACTATACTATGTTAAAAAACCCGCGGAGGTTGAATGGAAATATCAGATTGTATTTGGGGAGCCTTTATACGATTCATCGTCCTCGATAGACTTTGAATTACACGAGTCCGAAGAAACTGAGTTAGTTATAAAAATACTAGAGCTTTGTGGTATATTAATAAAAGATTTAAGTTTATACCAAGCTTTTGACAAGGAAGATCAAGAAACAATACAACAACAAAAATTATAATATATGGGCTTAATAACACAAACTGACGAACAATACTATTTAGGCCCTGACGGAGTATGGAATAGCTTTGACGAAAATTATGGTAGTTATCAATTCATTTTATTAAAAGATATAATAAATAATTTCATGATTTCCTATGTGGGATTAGAAAAAAATATATCCAAAGTAAAAAGAACCGAAGTAGCCTTTCATGCTAAAAGAGGCATACAGGAATTTAGCTTTGACACGTTACCTTCTATAAAATCTCAAGAGATTGAGATAGGGCCCACCTTAAACTTTATTTTACCTAAAGACTACGTAAACTATGTAAAATTAGTTTGGGTTGATTCTAAGGGCATAGAACGGATCATATACCCCACCAGTAAGACTTCCAATCCACTGCCTATACTCCAAGATGCTGAATTTGAGTATTTATTTGACGAGCAAACAGGAGAGATGTTAACAGCTGAAGAATCAGAAACTAGAAAAAAATTTCAAGCTCAGAATAATACAGGTGATAATAATAAAGAAGATTTAAGTGATCGATTAAATCAAGGTGGTTGGGGCAGACGTTACGGGCTTTCTCCTGAGCAAGCACAATCGAATGGTGTGTTTTATATAGACCGAGTTGCTGGTATAATATATTTTGACTCTAGCTTTGTAGGGCAAGTTGTTACGCTAAAATACATATCCGATGGATTAGCCACCGATGAGGAAATGGTGGTTCATAAGTTTGCAGAAGAAGCAATATATAAATATATAGCTTACGGAATTTTATCTACAAAAGCGAACACTCCAGAATATTTAGTTGCTAGGTACAAAAAAGAATTAGCGGCTACCAAAAGAAACACCAAATTAAGATTATCAAATATTAAAATAGAAGAGCTTACGCAGGTTATGCGTAACAAATCTAAAATTATAAAACACTAGTATATGGGTGAATTTGTACATGTTTTCCAAAAAGGAAAGATGAACAAAGATCTTGATGAAAGACTTGTTCCTAATGGTGAATACCGAGATGCGTTAAATTTAGATTTAGCAAACTCAGACAACGGCAACATGGGTTCTTTGCAAAGTGTGAAGGGTAACCAACAGCTAAGAGGTAAGCCTCAATGGACAAGCGATTATATAGATTCCTTAACTAATGCAAAGTGTATAGGATCTTTTGTTGACGATAAATCAGATAAAATATATTGGTTTATAACCTCTACAGAAGCTGATTGTATTGCTGAATACAATTTTGCAGGTGGCCAAATAAAACCGGTTATAGTAGACACTAATAATGTCTTAAATTTTTCTACACAATATTTAATTACAGGCATAAATATTATTGACAATCTATTGTTTTGGACAGATAACAATTCTGAACCGAAAACAATAAATATTGATAAATTTAAAAGAGGATCTGTAAACTTTGTAACGCATACTAAGATACCCGATTACGACAGTACAAGCCAAACATATAGCGCTAATTTAACAGGCAGACCCGATTTTAATGAAGCGGATGTAACTGTTATTAAAAAATCGCCTCTTACCGCGCTTACTTTAGATATGGCTGCAAGTAAGTACGGTAATTCACCTGGCACTGGAACTTCTGAAGTTCAATTTATTCCTGGCGGGGTATATAATCCAACGGGTAATAATGAAAAAAGAATTAATTTTACTTATGCAGAAGACACCGCTAGTCCTGAGATTAGAAGGTCTTTACCCACTAGATTTCAATGGGAAGATAATATAAGTAATGATCCTGATTATTATGACGAAACCAGTATAGAGGGATGGAACGGTTACTTGGAACTTGAATTCGGGTCTCCACTACCTTTAAATTGGCAGACAGGGGACATAGTAAATATAAATGCTGACTATGAAGACACTAATTTTACAGATTACGAATACGGGCTATCTATAAGATTAGTAGAACCTCTAAATAGCACTAATATTAAATGGAAATGCGAAATACAATCTATATCATCTGATATAGGTACATTTATAGATGCTAATGGAAATATAATTAAATTCGAATGGGAGTGCTTGTTAGAAGAAGATGATGCAATGTTTGAAGATGTATTTCCTAGGTTTGCTTATAGATGGAAGTTTATAGACAACGAATACTCTACATTTTCGCCATTTTCAGAGGTAGCTTTTTTAGCGGGAGATTTTAGCTATGAGTCTAGAGAAGGCTACAATACAGGAATGATCAATAGCATAAGAAAGCTTATACTTAAAGATATAAGCTGGGGGCATGTGGATGTTACCGAAGTGGACATATTATACAAAGAATCTAACAGCTCTGCAGTATATGTTGTAGACACTTTAGTTAAAGATGAATCGTATGATACGTCCGGAAATCTCATAACTGAGTTTGAAGTTAAAACAGAATTAATAGGAGCCTTGATAGAAGGAAACCAAATATTAAGACCCTGGGATAATGTGCCTAGAAAAGCTCAAGCTCAGGAGATAATTGGAAATAGAATAGTTTACGGAAATTATCTACAAAACTATAATGTGCCTACCTCTGAAATAACATTAAGTTCTATATCAAATCAATACACTGTGCCGATGATAGTTGGCGAGCCCACTTTTTCTGTAAAGTCCATCAGAACATATCAAGCGGGAGTAGTTTATTTAGATAAATACGGAAGAGAAACGCCGGTGTTTACGAGTAAAGAAGCTGGTACTAAACTAAACATATCTAGTTCGAGTACATTCAATAGGCTCATAGCTCAACCCACAAATACCCCGCCCGACTGGGCTACCCATTATAAAATATTCATAAAAGAAAATTCTAATGAATACTATAATTTAGCCCTAGACAGATATTATGATGCTGAGGATGGCAACGTATGGTTATCTTTTCCCTCTTCTGAAAGAAACAAAATATCAGAAGAATCGTATTTAATATCAAAAAAACAGCACGATAATAACACACCTATAGAGTCACTTTCAAGGTATAGAGTTCTGTCTATATCTAATGAAGCCCCTGATTTTATAAGAACTGTAGATAAAAATTTAGGTACCGAAGCTGTTGAAAATATATCTTTGATTAGCGTTGGTTCGCTAGGTTTCGCTTTTAAAGGGCCTTCTCCTAGTGCTAATCCTGAGTTTGCCCCAAATTTTGCAGGAAATAGTGTAATTTTTGCTTTAGGAGCTTTTAAATCCGAAAAGTATAAGGTTATAGATTATAAAGTTGTTAACACAGTAGGAGATGAAACTAATTATGAATTAACTATAGGCAGAGGGTTAGGAGCAGATGCTACTTTTTTAGAAGTAGTAGGCGTTGGTCAGAACTTTGACATAACAGTTGTAGCTGAGCAGGAAGAAACAAAACCTGAGTATCAAGGTAGATTTTTTGTAAAAATACCAAGAGACGCAGCTTTTGACACTCACATAATGACCTCATTCCAAGCTTTAGATCCTCAATTTTCTATACTTGGAAGTATATCTTTTACGGAAAGTGGTACACGGGGACTAGTAGGAGAAAATGGGACTGGTCGTACCGGGGAGCCGGGGTATTATTGGATTGATTGGGGGTTCAAAGGAGACGGTGCTGAAACAGAAACTCCTACTGAAATGTTTGTAGCTGGCACAGGCGTTTGGATGAACGGGGTTCCGTATGGAGGGGCTAATCCATCTAATGGCCCCATAGGTCGTAGGCTTAATGACATACAGCCTCAAAGGGCTTTTTTCCAAAATTTTGGACCTATAACTAAAAACAACAGATTTGTTGGTTTTTCTTATGTTAAAGTAAAACAACGTACTAATGGGGTGCCTACCTATATAGATGCAATGTCGGGAACAGTACCCACCCCTTTTGACCCGGATATTGAAGACGGAAGGGCTACACGGCCCGTAACCCCTAATGGATTTATAACAACCGGAGGATCTGTAAGGTTTGAACATACTCCTACTGGGGAACTTTCGCCTGTTTATCAAATAGTTAAAGCTCAAGCTTTTCACCATAGAAGAGCGCAAGACGATAATGAAGGAGACGCTCGTAATTATGCTTATGTTATATTATTAGAGCTAAATGAAGACGTGGATTGGGAGTATGCTCCTGATTCTAACGTTTATACAACAAGATTATCACAAGCGGCTGATATAGCAATACAAGCAATAAAGCCGGTTGTACCCCAAGGGAATAGACTTCTTACGTCTAATAATCCAGCTATATTTGAAACGGAGCCTAAAGAAGCTGTAGACCTAGATTTATATTATCAAGCAAGTAATGCATTGCCTATATCTGGATATAATGACCCAGTTCAACTAGATTGGTATAACTGCTTTAGCTTCGGTAATGGAGTAGAGTCAAACAGAATTAGAGATGATTACAATGCGGTCACCATGGATAAAGGGGCTACCGTATCATCCATATTAGCAGACCCTTATGGAGAAGAGAGAAGGGGTAGTGGCTATATATTTTCTCAAATATACAATTCCACATCGGGAATAAATAGATTAAATCAATTCATACAGGCGTTGCCTATAACAAAGGACCTCAATCCTATATATGGCACTATACAAAAGTTACATGCTAGAGATACCGATTTAATAACTTTCTGCGAAGACAAATGCTTTAGAGTACTAGCTAATAAAGATGCTTTATTTAATGCAGACGGCAACGCTAATGTTACATCGAATAATAACGTTTTAGGGCAGGCTACGCCTTATGCAGGAGAGTTTGGAATATCTAAAAACCCAGAATCTTTTGCGGATTATGGTTTTAGACTATATTTTACCGACAAAAATAGAGGTAGCGTTATGAGATTATCAAGAGACGGCTTAACACAAATATCTGAAAAAGGTATGAGTAGTTTCTTTGCTGATAATTTAAAAGCTAATAATAAATTAATAGGATCTTATGATGCAGATAAAGGGTTATATAATCTAACTTTAAATAGTCTTACTTCCGATTGGCAAACTAAATTTAACCCTATCCAAGCGGATAACTTAGCTATTGCCTGCGAAGACAATATACAAAACCCGCCTTTTCAAGAAAATTATATAAGCACCACCGTATCTTTTAAAGAATCCGTAGACGGTTGGACTAGTAGAAAATCATTCGTTCCTGAATCGGGAGTTTCTTTAAATGACAGGTATTTTACATTTAAAGATGGGTTAATGTGGGCTCATAATGAAAATCCTATATATAACAAATTTTATGGCGAACAATACATTAGTTCTTTTAATGTTCTTATAAACGAACTACCTAACTCTGTCAAAGGTTATACCGCTTTAAATTATACCGGTACAAAATCTAGAGTTTTAGAATATGAAAAAGCAAGTAGTAACAAATGGTATTCTATAGCTGAGGTGAACGCGGGTGGTTGGCTGCCAACATCTTTAAGGATAAAAAACCCAGGATGGTATGTAAACTATATAAGAACAAATTTAGAAGGAGGAGAAGTAAAAGAATTTGAAGACAAAGAAGGTAAGTATTTTAATTATATAAAAGCACTAGCGGTATGTAACGAAGCCTTTGGTATAGGTTATCCTACTGGAACAGATTCTGGCTCTCAAAATTATCTATTAACTACTTTTATAGATCTCACTTGCAGCAACACAGGCTCTACTACGGATCCAGATGCGGATCTATTCTTATGGACTAATTGGGATGAGATTATAGGTAACAATGATGTTACAATAGCTAATGAAACAACCGCTCTTTCCGCTAAGTGTATAATAGAAGGATTTTATAATACTCTAAGCGATTACACTAACATAGATAAATCAGGGGCTGAGTTTAAATATTTTGCTACAGCTGGATTAGTTGTGGGAACTCAATTATATGATTATAACACTGAAGAACCTTTAACTTCCGCTGGACTTGGGCTTTACGTGCCTAGTAATTTAGGGGAGCCTAATGATTCCGGCTTAGATCCCAATAATCTTGCTACTGTCCTAGACAGTTATGATATAATAATATATAATTCTAGTGGGGTTATAACAGATATAATTCAATACAACACTATAACAGGGTCTTGTGGGGATGCTCCCTTAACAAATCCACTTACTTTTGAAGTTACTACAACAGTAAATTCTACAAGTGTAGAGTTACCTTATGATGCTTCGGGGACATATTCAGGCACTATTAATTGGGGAGATGGAAATACCTCTGTTAATTCTTACGCTAATAGAACCCACACATATACGGCGGCAGGTGTTTATACAATAGAAATATCCGGTAGATCATCAAGAATAATATTCAGTAATCTATCTAATTCTATAGCGGCACTTTATACTAAGTTGGTAAAATTTGGATCTCCTATGGATTTTGAAAGGTTAAGCTTTGGAGCTAGTTCGTCTGTTATTGATGGGGCAGTTAACATGGATTTTTCTACGGTAGAAGATGTACCTAGTTTTATTTTTAATGCTCATATAGAGAATCTCACGAGAGGCTTATCTATTAACAACTTTAATAATATAAGTAATTGGGATGTGAGTAATGTGACTGGTATGGAGGCCGCATTCCGTGATAATACTTCTTTTAATCAGAACATCGGTTCATGGGACGTTAGTAGTGTTACCGCAACGGAGAGTATGTTTCACAATGCCGCAGCTTTCAATCAAAACATAAATTCTTGGGACATGAGTAGTGCTGTTAATGTAACTACTATGTTTTATCAGGCAACGTCGTTTAATCAGCCATTAAACTCATGGAATATGAGTAGTGTTAAATATACTAGTAGTATGTTTAGGGATGCAATCGCTTTTAACCAACCTCTAAATAACTGGGATGTGAGTAATGTGATTAGCATGAGCTTTATGTTTGCAGCCAATAGTGCTTCTTCGCCGACTATATTTAATCAAGATATAAGTTCTTGGGATGTGAGTAATGTAATTATTATGCAGAGGATGTTTTTACATAATCATTATTTCAATCAGAATATAAATTCTTGGAATACCAGCAGCTTAACGTCTCTATCATGGACGTTTTACGACGCTCGCGCATTTAATCAACCTCTTAATAGCTGGAACACTAGTAACCTTAACAATTTAACATCCACATTTACTGATGCTATTGTTTTTAACCAACCTCTAAATAACTGGGATGTGAGTAGTGTGACCACTATGTACGGAACGTTTAATAATGCCGAGGCTTTTAACCAACCTCTAAACAGCTGGGACGTGAGCAGTGTGGCTAGTATGGAAAGCATGTTTGAAGACACCCTTTCTTTTAATCAAGATATAAACTCATGGAATGTTAGTAGTGTAACTTCTATGAAAAAAATGTTTAGGGCCGCAACCGCTTTTAATAAGCCTTTATACAATTGGAACACTAGCAATGTTACCACTATGAATAGTATGTTCTCAAGCAACAGTATATTTAATCAACCATTAAACACTCAATCAGTTACAGCTGGAGGAAGTACTTACACTGCTTGGGATGTGAGTAATGTGACCGATATGAACAGTATGTTTAGTTTTTGCAGTGCTTTTGATGGTAATATAGTCAATTGGGATGTGAGCAGTGTTACTAATATGAGTAGTGTGTTTTTAAGTGCGACTGCTTTTAATCAAGATATTGGCTCTTGGAATGTCAGCAGTGTTACTAATATGAATAAAATGTTTCAAGATGCTAATTCTTTTAATCAAAATATTAGCTCTTGGAACGTGAGCAGTGTGACTAATATGGAACGCATGTTTCGTGGTGTAAGTTCGTTTAATCAAAATCTAAGTGGCTGGAACGTTGTTAATGTAACAGCTTGTTTAAATTTTAGTTTACTATCAACCGGATGGACATTAGCAAAACCTAACTTTACAAATTGTACTCCATAATTAATTAAAAAATAAAAAATGGCAGAAGATTTATCATCAGAATTTAATTACACCGCTACGGTAGTACAATATACTATATTAGAAGGGACTAATATTTCTAGTCAACACCCTACGGCAGTTATAAAAATAACAGCTAACCCGGGGTATACAGTAACAGCTGGAGACTTTTCTTGGAATGGCCCTTTAGCAGGGGTTACTAGCGTAGCTTTTACTCAGGATGGAGAGTTTGTTTTGTGTACAGTTACGTATGATACTACGTCTGTAATGCCTGCCTATAATGTGAATATAGGTCTGTGTATAATAGGAGACGCTGTTCTAGCAGGAGTAAATATAGCAGGTACGTTAACGACATTAGTGGATCCTAACACAGTAACGACTACGCCGTCTGAAACTAACACCCCGTATAGTGCGTCAGGAGCAGAAGGAGCTACCTCTGGAACATTGTTTACTAGAACTTACACTGCGGCATCTGGTAATTATTGGCCTGATAACAATAGTCCCAGCATACAGCTTACCAATGGCAATTTGGGTCAATATAATATTACTCAGACACCTACCTATACGGCTAACGATGAGCTTATAGCTATAACCTATACGGTAACTTATATATTTACAGATCAAGATGTAGCTGGAGATAGTTTTGATATAGTAATTCCTAAACAAGTATTAATTTTAGTACCAGCTACCGGAATCACAGCATTTTTGGGAGACAACCGAACCGTATCAGCTGATGGAACTAATTATATAATGAGAGTGCAAGGTGCTCCCGGAGCTACGTATAGCATTTCCATGAGCGACGGAACAACCTCCGCCGCTGTAGTAACTAATGTAGTAATGGGAGATGCTGGTAGTGCTCAACATAATTTTATAATACCTAATAATACCGGCGCTTCAAACATAACTTGGACAGCAACTATATCTGGGGATATAGAACCTGGAGTCCCAACTACTATAATATTCGATCAAGCACATCCAGTAGCTCCAGCCCCACCTATTGATGTGTGTACAACGTTTAGCTCTACTTCAGCAACATTATCGTCTAATATAATATCTCCACTAGCGGTGGCAGAGAGACAGCTATTTATGAGAGCTGACGGATTGGCATTTTATGTACAAAGATTCGGAGATCAATCAGTGTCTCAAGCGAGTTTAGCAGTTGCTAATGATCCTACATCTACAATATCTTACGTGAATGTTTCGCCTACATTAACCAGTATACCCCTATATAAATCGGAGGGTCTTAGGTTTTCTTCAGACGGGAGCAAAATGTTTATAGGTGACACCTCTTCAGCAAATTTTAAAATACATAGGTTTATATTGTCAACACCTTGGGATATATCTACCGCTTCTAGCACTTCTGACCAACAAGTTTCTTTTACTAATGGGGGAGGGGGAACTTATGACAATGTTACCTTTGTACTTAGCGCCGATGGCACAAAAATATTTGGCTTTATGAGAGATGCGGCTAGTGTCAATACTTATGAATCCATTAAGATCGTATTGACAACCCCTTACGATCTTTCTACAGCGCAGGCTCCTGTAAACACAGTTCTTGATAGTTTGTTTGCGCTACCAGGTATGTCCTCTCCCTTAGGAGCATCCGGGTCTGCGTATTTTCCCGCTTCTGCCTTAGGGGGTGATGATTACATACTTTTTGGAAGAGCAAGTTCTATAACAGCGTTTGCTAATGACGTAACAATACCTGATTTTGCAAGTAATAGCGGGACTGCAAGCTGTGGTAGTTCAGCAATTTCTCCAGCTTGGAATAGCTCAGATGAAAGTTATCTGTTTACAATCCTTAGAACCGGACAATCACCATATACATATACTTTATCAAAATATACATTAGGACCGTAAAAAACATAATTTGCACAACATAAATAAATAAAATATGGCAGCAGGAATACCTATACAAATAAACTTTGCAAATCATCTTCCAATAGGATTAGATTTAAACGACATAATATGGTACTTAGACGCGTCTACAGAAGAGGACGTAATGATGGGCCCAGTAACTACAATAGTAAACAACGATGAGACTTCTACATATTATATAATAGTAGATGCGGGAGCGGGCGTTTCTGCCCCTACTACAGAAGATTTTGTTTACTACAAGAAAAACCCAATAGGATATGCTAGCTCTTTAAAAGGATATTTTGCAGAGGCACAGTTTGTAAACACAGAAACTAAATACGCGGAATTGTTTTCAGTTGGCGCTGAAGTATTTGAGAGCAGTAAATAATGTGTAATAATATAATATAAAACATAAGAAATGATAGGAATGATAACAGGCAGCGTAAGCGGCTTAGCAAACATAGCGGGAGGTATAATAGGGTCTAGAAAAAGAAAGCGAGAACAAAGGGAGGCTCAAAAGCAAATGAATATGCGTATGGCGCAGTTTGAAATGGCTGATACCTCTAATTTATATAAGGACATGGAAAATACCATGGAAGATTTAACAGTAAATACTCAGCAAGCGGATTTCCAGGCACAGCAAGCAAATCAAGGTATTGCAAATACTATGAACACAATGCAAGGAGCTGCGGGGGGTAGCGGTATTGCAGCTATGGCTCAAGCTATGGCAGGTCAACAAGCTCAAAACATGCGTCAAGCCAGTATATCTATAGGGCAGCAGGAGCAAGCTAACCAAATGGCTGAAAGACAACAAGCGGACGCGTTAGCTATGAGAGAACGTAGAGGCGAAGAAGATTCCAGAAGGCTAGAAAGACAAAAAACTAATACATTACTTGGGATGTCTCAGCAAAGACTTTCTGCTGCTAATGCTGCTAGGGAGCAAGCTAAACAAAGCATTATGTCAGGTGTAGGAGATATATTTAGCGGAGCAATGTCAGGTGCCGCTAGTGGAATAATGGGGCCAGGTGTAGAGAAGCTTTTAGGTAAAACAGGTGACTTACCAGTAGAACAATAAAAAATAAAGATGGCAAATTCAGATTTAATAAAAGGAGCAGGTCAGCTGTATGCTACAGAAACCGGGGACATGGGAGCGTCTTTAGTTAAAAGTATAAAGCAAGGAGCACAACAGGCGCAATCAGCTGCTGCAGCTAGGAAGCGAGAAAAAGCTAATATAAATGCAAAAACAGCAAATTATATAAACAGGTTACAATCTAGTGTTGACGTTAGCGAGCTAGATCAAAACCAGCAAAATTCCGTAACTGAATTTTTACTTAAAGGTAGAAATGACTATGCTTATTCTGCCAGTACAATAGCTAAATTAGACGCAGATGATCCTAGGTATATGGAGGAAGTTACTAAAATGAACGACATACAAATGAGCTTCCGTAACTTAGCTAATAATATAAACACGTTTAAAAAAGACAAATCTGAGTTTTTGCAGGACTTTGATAATGGAATGTTATCTGAAGGTAACGAGGTAAACACATTAGGTGAAGCCTCTAATATATATACCACAGGCGGTGATTTCAAAGTAGGCAATGGAGGAGTACTAGAGTTTTTTGATGCTGCTTCAGGTTCTCTAAAAAGTTATTCTGATATAAATAAACCATTCCTTAAAGATTTCGCGGCTGCCGACGCAATACTACAAATGAATGAAAGTCTATATAAATCAGGACAATCATTAACAGGAGCTAGAAGAAACATGATAGCGCAAAAACTAAAAAACTTAATAAGCAAAGGAGGCAGAAACACTCTTATGTCTTTAGCATCGGATGATTTTATCATGGAGGGCGGTTTAGGATTGCAAGATCCTATGTTATTTGAGCCAGAAAATCAAGACGCTTTAAAACAAGCTGTACTGGATGGTTACATGAACGTGTTAGATGCATCCGCTGCTCAAGGGGCTGCAGATAAAGCGCCTAAAACTTCAAAAAACTCAGGGCTGTCAATGACCCCTGGCCTTAGACAAGAACTTGCTTTACAAGGAACAGATGTTGTGGAAAGAGCAAATTCTTTTGTGTCTACGAACGATCCGGTAGAATTAGTAGAAATTCTTAATGGCGGAGCTCTTAAAACAGAGTTTTTTACGCCTGAAGATTTTATAAAACAAGTGCCCGACGATGAGGTTGGAAACAAAGAAAAATGGCTTGAAGAACATAAAGATAAAATAATATACGACCCAGGGTCAGGTGGCAGACCTATAAAAGTGGACCTTTCGGACCCCAATGCTAAATATAAGTTTTTCATAAAAGAAATTTCGGGGTTAAGCGATAATGCTAAAGGTTATATTCTACAACAATACCAGCCTCAAACTACTGAAAGTACAGGAGGAGCATCTCAATTTAATAAATAATAAAGCATGAACGAAGAAGCATTAAAGTACTCATTTGATCTGTTTGTGAAAGATGGATACAATGGCACCATAGACGATTATAAAGAGCTTATTAAAACAAATGATAAGGCTAGATCAGTTTCTTATAATTTGTTCACCAGTGATGGCTATAATGGCTCTGACGCTGACTTCAATAATTTAATGGGTATAGATAACACTATAATGTTATCAGATGAAGAATTGGGAAAGACAAACGACTCTGCGAATGTGGATCCAAGTGTGGAGTCAGACACTACGGGATCTGGATTGGACGATGGTTTTTCGGAGTCTCAAGAAAAAGATACGGGAATTGAAAGATTATTCGGTAAGAACGAAGTTACTGATTTTTTCGGGGATATAGCTAGGGCTTGGCAATCAGGTACAGCTCAAGGAAGATCTTTAGATTCCGCTATAGAAATATTTAAGAGTGGCAAAGACATGACTGAAGATCAGTATGTTGAATTTGTTGAGCAAGCTCGGGCTATGGAAGATGCTGGTCAAACAGATGAAATGATAGAATTTGGCAAGCAATATGCTAAAGATAAAGAAGAATATGGAAGTGTAGGTGGGTTTTTTACAAGTTGGTGGAAAAATCCAACAGTAATGACTCAATACACTGCACAGTCATTAGCTAATATGGCTTCTAGCGCAAGAAACAGTGAAGAAGCTGCCTTAATGGCTGCTGGCGGTGTTGTAACCGGAGCAGGAATTGGTTCTGCTATTCCAGTTGTTGGGACTATTTTAGGAGGACTATCAGGCGGGATGGGGGCTTTGTCTGGAACTATGGAAGTAGGTTTTACTACCGCCCAGTTATTACAAGAAGCTGCAATCGATGCCGGTAAAGATTGGAATACTATGTCCAACAAAGAGCGAATAGACTGGACTAAAGAAGTTGTAAATAATGAAGAACTATATAACGATCTAACCAACAAGGCTTTAAGAAGAGGTATTGCTATAGGATCTATAGATGCGGTTACCGGAGCTTTGACTGGCGGTATAGGTGGAGCTGCTAGAACAGGTGTTACTGCAACAACTAAAAGTGCTCTTGCTGGAGCTGCTGAAGTTGCTGCTGTTGCTGCTACTGAAACAGCTGGAGGATTAGCTAGTGAAATAGCTGGACAGTTAGCCGCTGAACAAGAATTAGATGCTCAAGAAATACTTACTGAAGGATTTGCAGATAAAACGTTTACACTTGTAAATGTAGCTAGAGGAGGTTTAAAAGGCCCTAAGTATACATTAGAAGGTGAAAAAATGAATGGTAAAAGATTCAGAGAGGCTGTTCAAACAATGGACGATGCTACCGTTGCTACTGTGAAGTTTGAAATATCTAATGACCCTTTAATGGAGAAGATAATTCAGAACAGAAAACAAGATATAAAAATAGATCAAGAGATCGATGCCACTATAAGCGGAGTTGATGATAGAGCTGAAATAATTAAGCTACAAAAAAAATTAAACAAATTAAAAGGTAACGACAGTGTAACTGCGAGCAATACTAAAAAAGAAATACGATCTCAAATAACTGAAATACAAGATAAGTATAAAGGCTCTGAAGTTGATGTAACTATTAAGCAACGCCAAGAAGCGGTGGCTAAGGCGGTTGATACTAAATTTGAAGAAAACTTTAATAAATACTATAAAGGGGCTAAGCAAGCAGCTAAAGATTTAGGATTTAAGCAAGGTCCTAAAATTTACAAAACAACTAAGGGGTACGAAAAAGCTATAGCTGCCAAAGAGGGATTTGACTCTTTTGATAAATATATAGCTGATGTAGCTAAAAGAAAAAACATATCTATTGAAAAAGCCGCTGAAATATCAAGAGGATCAGATGGTGTATTCTTAGGTGAGGGCGTTATGTTCATTGATAAACAAAAAGCTAAAGAAGTAGGTGCTATTACAGTTGCTTCTCACGAACTATTACACCCTGTGTTTAATGCAGCTATTGGTGATGCTAAAGCACAAGGTAAAATAGTTAGAGAGTTTAAGAAGGCAATGACTTCTAAACAAAAAAGATTTGTTAGGAATAAACTTAAAGCTAATGTGAATCCAGCAGACTGGAACACAGAATATCTAAATTACTTTTCTGATGCAATATTAAAAGGAGAGATCAATTACGACAAAACTCTATTTGAAAAACTAAAAGATGTTGTCTTAAGAGTATTAAAAGGAGCTGGATTTGAAAATGTTTCTTTTGATAGCGGTAGAGAAGTATATAACTTTTTAAAAGAATACAATACTAGCTTAAAAGAAACTGGACAGGTAAGTGAAAAAGCAGTTGAAGCTATTAAGACTGCAGAAACAAAACGTACTACTAAGCTTAGAAAAGAAAATGCAGATGCTCCTGAAGTAAAAGCAGCTACTATAAATAGATCAGGAGATATACAAAAATCGGTTAATCAAGAAATACTAGATTTAACGGAGGCATTAGATGCCGCGGAAGACGCTTATGCAGCGGATCCAAATAATCCTACATTGGAAAAAAATGTAGAGCTAGCTGAAAAAGCTTTAGACGAAGCTGAAGAAAGAGCTATATCTGGTGCTCCAAAACCTAAAGTTGTAGCTCCTAAACCTAAGAAAGAAGTTAAAAAAGAAGTTAAGAAAGAGGATAAGCCTAAAGCTAAAAAAGAAACAACTAGCAAGCAAAAAGAACTTAATGAAAAAGTTGATAAGCTAGCTGGTAAAAAAGACGAAGACGGTAATTACGTAATGTCTAAAAAAGAATGGGATAGAACTGGTATAGGTAAAGCTAGTCAATCCATTATTTATGGTGACATATTAAATCCGTTAATAACAAGAGGTATAACTGGAGAAGGAGTACAAGGAAAGTCTTTACAGGACTTCATACAGGCTGTTAAAGATGAATTATTACCTGTGCTAATGAATTTTAATCCTGAGAAAAACAACAGTTTAATAGGGTGGATTAATAGTCAATTACGTTTCAAAAAAGGTAATGTACTAAAAAGATTCAAGAAAGAGGCTGATCTTGGAGGTAAATCTTTAGACGTAGAAGCTGGAGAAACAGGTTTTGCAGGAAATATATCAGGAGACGCTGGTGTTATTAGAAACTTTGCAGATGAAAAGCAAATTGCGCCAGACAAACTTGTAAAAGCATCGAAAGTAATAACCTCTAAAGTTAGAGCGGACTTAGCGAACATGCTAAAAACTTGGGCTAGCCAAAATAATATAGATTTCGATACATTTAGATTTGGAGATGTAGATGCTAATGCTACTGTTAAAATAGACGGCAAAGATGTTAAAGTATTAAACGAAGTATTAAAAGAATTATTCCCAGGCGTTGATCCTGAAAAGTTTTTAGATAGTCGTACTATGTTCACCAGTGGAGAAGCCTCTATTGTTCTAGGTAAATTAGCTGAGAACGATCAAGAATTAATAGAACTATTTATAAATCTTCTGCCTAGAGGGGCGGTAATGCCTAAAGGCAAGAATAAAGCTGTAGTTAAAGACGATAATTATGGTAAATCTACTAAGCTAGATGGTTCCATATTGAAAAACTTTTACGATAAAGGTACAGAAAGATTCACTAAAAAAGCTGGACTTACACCATTTATATTGAAAGATAATATTCGTTACAGTGACGTACACAAAGCTTTTGGAATGGATTCATCCGGTAATAAACTAAATTACCAAAGAGCCAAATCTGGGATTGTATTATCTTCTGCTTACAAAATGTTAGGTAAACTAATAATGAATGAAGTTATTAGAACAGACTTAGGGTTAACCGCTGAGCAGAAAATGAATGTGGGCGCTGGTAAAAGTGATTTACAATTTAGTAAAAGTGCGAGTGTCCTTGAGGCTTTAAATGTTGAGGGAACTGAAAGTTTTAGAAATAACTTTTACCATACACGCGAAAAATATAGAAAAGCAGGCCAAGATTTATTAATTGAATTATCTTTTAGGTTTACTCCAGAAGAAGTTAGAGATTACATACTGCCTTTAATTTCTGATGTAGACGGCTCTAACTATAAGCAAGAAGCAAGGTTACTTTTTAGAAACAAAACTCATTTTTTTAGAAAACTAAAAGAGCAAGCAAAAAGTAAATTTGGAGATTACAAGCCTAATCAACGAAGAATATCTGTTGAAGGCGGAGCCGAGTTAAAATTAGCAAAAGTTACTAGCGAATATTACCAGGGAGCTTCTTTTATACAAGACATTAAGGCTTTTGTAGGAAATATAAAAGATAGACAAACATTTGCAAAAGAGCAGCAAAAAGGGTTACTTAAAATAGTTAAAACATTGTCAGAAATTTTAGATGAAACTTCTTCTAAAAAAGGAGGGTTTGATCGTAAAGATTTTGAGAATATATCATTAGGTATATTTGCTTATTTTAACTATTTAAACACTAAAAATAAGAACGGAATACTTCGTACCTCAGCTGTTCCTACGCAAATGGCTATAATTCCAAGGCTTTTAGGATTTAAAGATACACCTGTAAAATATATTTACGAACATACTCAAACCGCTTCCGATACATCGGGAGAATTAATGCAATTAGTCTTTAATAAATTTGCGAAAAATCAAAAATTTGGCAAAAACCCAAATATTGAAAAAGAATTTAAGGAAATTATGGATGGGTATACGGTTGCGTTGATACCAAAAATCTATGATAAATTATTAAATACAATAGCTAAAGAAAACGGAGACAGAGAAGGTACTAAAACTAGGAAAGATTACATTAAAAAATTATTGAAGCCAGGAAAAGACGGCATTCCCACTAGGTATAAAATACCTGCTTTTGAAAAGCTACTGGAAGAGAACGGGTTAGAACCTTTACAGAATATACTTACGCCTATTGATCAAGCTAATTACGACGCTATCGTAAATGGGAGAGAAGCTCAGTTTTCTATAAATAGAGTAGAAGTTACTGAAACCTTAAACAAGGCTAACAATAACGCTAATAATATCAATGCTAAACCTAAAGGTATAAGTGTTTGGGATTTTGACGATACACTAGCTAAGACTAAAAGTAATGTATTATATACAATGCCCGGGGAAATTAGAATATTCCACGGCGGTGATATAAAATCAGTCAAAGACATTGCTGGATTTGTATATTTTTCAGAAGATAAAAAACAAGCTGCAGCCTACGCTAAAGGCAATCAAGGAGAGATTAGTAGTTTTAAGATAGACGAAGCATCTATTGCAACAGAAGATCAAGTGTTTGATGTTATTAACAACTTAGATATTAAGCCAAGAGCTGGTTATGCGGTAGACGAATCTAACTTATATGAACTTATTGATCCTAGATTTGAGCAATCATTTTCTAAAAAAGATCTTGAAAAACTAGCAGTAGCGCTTAAAAGAAAAGGAATAAAGGCTGCACGATTTACAGATACCAATATTAGCCAAGGTAAAAATGAAGGAAGAGAAACTGAGAACGTTGTGGTATTTGACAAGAAAGTTGTGCAGGAACAAAATAAACTAGATGCTGAACAGTTTGCAAAAGAAGGCGATAAGTTAATGGCTGAGGGGGCTGATTTTGACTTTAGTGAATTCAGTAAAGTTGTTAATGGAAGCAAGGGGCCTTTCTTTGAAAAGGCTATGGCTAGAAATAAAAAGTTTGGAAACAAAAATGTTTTTATACTTACAGCTAGACCGGCAAACAGCGCAAATGCTATACACGAGTTTTTAAAAGGTATTGGATTAAACATACCTTTAGAAAATATTACTGGCTTAGCTAATTCATCACCTCAAGCTAAAGCTGATTGGGTTGTAGGAAAAGCTGCAGAAGGTTATAATGACTTTTATTTTGCAGACGACGCCATTCAAAATGTTAAAGCAGTAGCTAAGGCATTAGAGGTGCTAGACGTTAAGAGTAAGGTTAGACAAGCGAATGTACAGTTTTCTAAAAGCATGAACAGTGAGTTCAATCAAATGATTGAAAAGAAAAGCGGTATTGATGCTAGAGGTACTATATCTAAATACAAAGCATCGGTAATGGGCCGTAAAAAAGGTCGATTCCAGTTCTTTATACCACCTGGAGCCGAAGATTTTGAAGGTCTAATGTATAAGTTACTAGATAAGGGAAAGATTGGGGAGCAACAAAAAGAGTGGTTTAAGAAAGCATTGTTTGATCCTTTTGCTAGAGGAATAAACGAATTTGACACATATAAGCTGCAAGTAGCTAATGCTGTTAGGCAACTTAAAAAGTCTTTAAAGAATATACCTAAAGAATTAGGAAAAAGAGATCCTAAGACAGATTTTAAATATGAAGATGCGGTTAGAGTATATCTTTGGCAATTAAACGGCCACGAAATAAAGGGAATATCCGAATCCGACATTAAGGCTTTAGTAGACATTGTTAAAAATTCTCCTAACTTAAAAAGATTTGCAAGACAACTAAATAAAACCATGGGTGGCTACCCCGCTCCTCAAGAAAGTTGGTTAGCTGGTACTATTACAACTGACGCTATAAATATGGTTAACACCATAAAAAGAAAAGAGTTTTTAGAAACTTGGCAGCAGAATGCAGACATAATATTTTCAGAAGATAATCTAAATAAACTAGAAGCTACTTTTGGAGAAGATTATGTTGAAGCTTTAAAAGATTCTTTATATAGAATGAAATCTGGGCGTAACAGGCCATCTGGAGCCAACAAGTTAACCAATAGATTTATGAATTGGGTTAATGATTCTGTAGCAACCATAATGTTCTTTAATACAAGATCGGCATTGCTACAAACATTGTCAACCGTAAACTTTATAAACTGGGGTGATAATAATCCATTATTAGCAGCTAAAGCTTTTAGTAATCAAAAACAATTTTGGAGTGATTTTTCAATGTTATTCAATTCTGACTTTTTAAAATCTAGACGTACAGGATTAAAGAACGATGTAAATGCCGATGAAATTGCTAATGCTGCTGCTACACAAACTAATAAAGCTAAAGCCGTCTTAGCTGTTTTACTTAAAGCCGGGTTTTTACCCACACAAATGGCAGATAGTTTCGCTATTGCAATGGGTGGAGCATCTTTTTACAGGAATAGAGTTAATACTTATATGCAAAAAGGTGAAGGTAAACCGGGTATGGGTAGACTAGCAGCAGAGGAACAAGCATTTTTAGATTTTCAAGAAATAGCTGAAGCTACTCAGCAATCATCTAGACCTGATAGAGTATCACAACAACAAGCTAGTCCGCTGGGACGTATTATATTAGCTTTTGCGAATACACCTATGCAATACATGAGATTAACTAAAAAAGCTTTCTTGGATCTTAAGAATGGGCGTGGCAGTGCTAAAGAGAATATTACTAAAATGCTTTATTATGCGGCAATACAAAATGTTATATTTAGTAGTTTACAAGCTGCTTTGTTTGCGATGCTATTTGACGACGAAGAAGAAGAAGAAACTAAAAAGAAAGGAACTAGGGTGGCTAATACCATGTTGGATTCCATGCTTAGAGGTTTAGGTATATACGGAGCTGTAGCTTCTACGGTAAAAAACATTGCGCTCGAGATTGATAAGCAATCTAAAAAAGATCGCCCTGACTATTCAGAAGCAGCGGTAAAAGCATTAGATTTATCTCCGCCTATATCTTCTAAAATAAGAAAAGGCAGGAGTGCCGGTAGAGCTTTTAGCTATAAAAAAACTAGAGAAAAAATGGTTGGGTTTGGGTTAGACAATCCTGCTTACTACGCAGTAGGTCAAATAACTTCGGCAACTGCTAACATACCATTAGATAGAGCAATAGGAAAAGCAAATCATGTTAGACTAGCATTTGCTCAGGAAACTAAATTTTGGCAATCGGTATCTTTATTATTAGGATTTAGCGAATGGGATCTTAATATGATAGAAAAAGATAAAAAGAAAACTAAATTTGGAAAAAAAATGAAGTGGAAAAAAAGAAAACTTAAGAAAAGAAAACTTAAATAATAAAACTATGAAACCTATAACAACTAGAGTTAAAGAAAGTAGAAGCAGAACTTTATATCCTGCTAATCAAGAAGTAACTATGAATGCAGATGGTAGTGGCGGACCTATAGATACCTGCGGTTGTAGCTCTCCAGCTAAACTGAAGGATGCTTGCTACCGCAAAGCCAAAGCTAAATACGATAAATTTCCGTCCGCTTATGCTTCTGGGTACATAGCTAAATGTAGGAAACGTAAAGGCAACATAAAGTAATGGGATTTAAAATGAGATCTTCGCCGTTTAAGGTAAGAAAAACTAAAGAAGGATTAGCTTTAAAGCGCTGGTTCAAAGAAGATTGGAAAACTCCTGAAGGTAATGAGGACTATAGTAAAGGAGGAAATACCTTTAGACCAACCAAAAGGGTTTCGAAAGATACTCCTGCTACGTGGGACGAGCTTACTCCTGCTGAAAAAGCAAGAGGTCAAAGAGAAAAAAATACAAAAGGAAGAGTTAGTAAATATAAAAAATAAAACTATGAGCCTACAAGAAATAAAACTATACTTAATTAACGGCAGCACATTAAGTATAACCACCTTTACTCACATAGAAGACTGGTTAAAAATAATACTTTTACTAGTAACTATTGGCTATACTATCTCTAAGTGGAATAAAATAAAATAATATGAGTATATATTTTAAAGAGTGTGAAAAAAACATGGACGAAGACTTCCTAGCTAAACTAGACAACGCTAGAGTTATAGCTGATATGCCGTTCATAATAAATTCAGCATGGCGAAGCCCCGAACACAACAAAGATGTTGGAGGGAAACCTAATTCTTCACATTTAAAGGGTTTAGCTGTAGACATAAAAATAGAAAACAGCAGACAAAGATTTATTGTATTACAATCTTTAATAGCTGCAGGATTTAATAGAATAGGAATTGCAAAAACATTTATTCACGTCGACGGAGATAAAGATAAAGATCCGCGAGTAACTTGGTTATATTAAAGCAAAAATTATGAAAAACAAAAAAGATTCTAAATTTAGAAAATTACTTATAGTATTAATGAAAAAATGGAATTCGTTTCTTTACTTATTAATGTTTAAAAAGTATGATTAAAATTAAAGCCGCTACAATTAAGTAACGGCTTTTTTTAATTTAAGTAATTTCACAAGCTCCTCCAGCGCAAGCAAGTTCTCCTGACAAATCAGTTTCGTCATCATCTTCTTCAATCTTTGCGATGTCAACTAGCCGCAGGGTTTCCATCATTTCATTATACTTAGTCTCATCTATATCTTCAAAAGGCGCTTGTACATAAGTACCTCCATTGTAAGGCAATACAGATAGACCGTTATAAAACTTCTTATTATCCCACATCCATTCACCAATCATATCCCACTCATCTTCTTTAATAGATACAGTAGCAGATATATTGTGTGTGTTCCTGCCATCTCTGTGTCCTGGTTTAACCCACATCTCAGATACAAACTTTACCCGCTCTAATAATTCTACAGGGTGCTCTGTTCTAAGCATAGATCCTTTTGGTGCTTTTTGCGGTATAGATATTACAGCTGTGTCGTGAGGTCTAAAGTATTCATCTTCAACTAACTCAGGATGGTTTTCAGCAAGGAACTTATACATTGACTCGTTCTTACCTACACGTATTCTTCTTACATAATAATCATTATGCCAAGCGTGAATACCAGATGACGTTCCTAGCGTCAATGATGTAGTCCCTGCTGGTTTAACCGTTGTCGATCTAGCTGATGGATTAATACCTATTAATTTTGCAACACGTTTATTCTCTGCTTTAACAAGCAAAGCCGCTTTATCCATGTCTAATTTTAAGACCTTCCCTGATCCAATTCCTGTTATTGAAACTCCAATTAAAGCATCTTTTTCTGTTGTAGTTCTCCATATATCTCTAAGATAATGAAAGCTCGTGTACGAGGCTTGTAATGTCCCTATGAGAGCTGCATTAGTTACACGTCTGTCAAACTCTTCTTGAGTATCTAAGTCCGATCCATTTACTTCACATAAATTACAAAATTGATAAGGTCTAAGTGCAATTTCACAACAAGGATTAGTACCCCAATCTTTATCATTAGTTAAATAAAAACCTGGCTCACCAGATCCGGATAACTCAATACGTTTCCACAAATCCATAAAGTAGGACTTAGTAAGCTTCTGTCGCATAAGCACAGCTGAATTATTAGCTCTACCACGCTGTGGATTTTTCTCCCACCAATCTCCTGACTTACAACCAATCATTTCAACATCATCAGATGAGAATAAAGATATTAAAGCTGCTCTTCTTATTCCCCCAGCTAAAACTGAATCGGCAATGTGACATATAATATCATGTGCTTGCACTGTACTTAAGTAATCCCCGTCTTTTAATGAATCCAATATACCTGTTATTTTAACTATAGCTTCTTTAAGAGGTTGTGGTCCAGGTGCTTTACCACCTGATGTTACAAGCCTTGCTCCTTTAGCGCGAATGTCAGAATAATCAAAGTCAATTCTAGAACTCCGTTTGTTACCTAAATATGATTTCATTAATACTTTAATAGCATCGGCCCAGCCCTCAATAGAATCCATAACTAAGAATCTTCTTGTGCGTTTTTCAAACGGCACGGTTACGGATGGCAACTTAGCTACATGATGCTTTTGCACTGAATAACCCACGCCTGTTCCACCTAATAATAAAAACATTGTTTCGCTAAATGCCGCTACAGATTCTACTGGCAAATAAGCGCAATTATATATCCTATTAGGAGATATCTCGATAGGCTTGCCACCAAATTGTAGGCTACGCATGCTTGGTAATATATTTTTGCTATACACATCTTCATAAGCTGCTCTTATTTCTTTTTCTAAATTTGGAAACTTTTTTATATGCATTGATTCATTTCTAAACACAAGTTGATCCCATGTTTCTCTACGCTTTGTCTCTGGTATATATTTAGCATATTTCATAAATACCGTTATGTCACTTAATATTCTGTTAGATTTGTTCATTTATAATACTCTAATTTTAAATTCATCTTGTTTTTTAACTAATTCTTTCCATGAGATTTTACCCTTATTATTCCAGGACCATTTAACCCATTTAGCTATTTGTCTTTCGGCATAAGCTTTACGAGCTAATCGTTTATTGTTTCCTACCATCTAATATAAGTTTAATCATTAATGCTACATCTTTTTGGTTTTGAGGTTTGTATAAAGTTCGTTTTTCATTATTAAGTGTACACCAAAGTTTAAATAACTTCCAGCGAAGCGGAAATTGTTCATTGGCTCTTCCTTTACATTCTATTATATAATCTTTACCTGTAAAGTCAGGAGTATATTTAATACCTAGTATTTTTTTCTGTCCTCTGTCTTTCATATCGCCTTTACCGTTTGATTGTTTCTCAAATGATATATTTGGAAAACGAAAACCTTCTAGCGTTTGGAATACTTCATCTTCATACTTTTCAAATAACCCAGCCTCTTTCAAGGCTAAGTATGTATGTTTTTCTAAACCTGATCGAAAGCTGATCCCATCCGCAGTAGCTTTTTTAGCGCGGACAGGACCTTTTTTCTTTGATCTTTTAAAGCGTTTCATTCTTTACAAATGATCCGTTAATCATAGACCCTTTACGTTTGCTTATAACATCGTAAGCGGTAGAAATACAATCTTCTATATTGTGTCCTGCTAAATGAGCTAGGTTTGTTAGTACAATAACAATATCACCTATTGCATCGACAATCTCAGGCTCATCTGCTTTAATGATTGCTCTTGCAAGTTCGCCAGCTTCTTCTTGCATTTTTATAAATTGTGTCTTAATATCACCCTCTTCATATAAACCGCGCTCATTAGCCCATTCACGTATTGCAGGAAATATACATTGCTCACAGTTAGTTTTAGGCTTAACAAGATCATATACAACTTCCATGTCAATTGCATCTCTTATTGGGTCAAACTTCATTGCTTTAGTTAATGCTTTATTATATACATAACACCTGTCATTATTGTACATCGATGTCCTAGCGTTTTTCTTACACCAGCTAATTAAATTGTCGCAAACAACAAATACTGTTCCGTTGTTTAAAGTAATATGCCTGCCTCTGTTGTTCATAAGATATGCCTCTAATTCTCTTGTGTAACAAGGAAACGTTGTAGTCATATCGGTAACATTAATTTTAAATTCACTCATAGGTTTTGGTTTTTGTTTTTTCATTAAGTCTTTATAGCTTTGCCTATCTACAGTGTAACCGTAAAATTTTTGGTATTCTATTTCTTTTTTAGAAGCGGATTCCATGTCACGAGATACGTATAGCAACTCGACTTCATGAGGATCATATCCTTGTTGTTCAAAGACTCTGTCTCCTAAATCTTTTGTCATACCCACTTTGACTCCGGGTACATGATAAACGTAATACATTGGTTTTGTTTTACTCATAGGGTTGTTGTTTATTTGCCTACGCTCAATGGCGCTTTTATACTAGGCAAAGGGTTATAGTTATTTAATCTTATTTCATTTAATTCAGGTATGTGTAAGATACCAAGGGTATCATTAAACAGTCCATAATCTAATTCTAATTCAGCACACTGCGGATTATGATACCTTGATACAAACTCGTTAGCCTGATCGATGTGATTATTGTATAAATGACAATCTCCTAAGCTACCTATTAATCTACCTGGCTTGAATCCAGCTCCTTTAGCTAATAGCTCTAGTAATAATCCATACATTGCAATGTCATAGGGTAATCCTAAGAACACATCAGCAGATCGTTGCTGCCACATTAAATCTAGTTTGCCATCATTAACATATACTTGAAAGCCGTAATGACAAGGGGGCAAAGCCATTTGAGGTATATCAGCTGGATTCCATGCATTAACCATTAATCTTCTCGAATAAGGAGTATAGTTTAATTCATGTACTAATTGATATAACTGATCTACTCCATCAAAGTCACGCCATTGCTTGCCATATACAGGACCTAACGTCTCATCTGTACGACTAGATCTTTCATAGTCTGGTCTCCAGTATTTAACACCATTGTCTTCAAGATACTTTAAGTCTGTCCTACCGTTAAGAATCCATAATAATTCGGTTTTTGCTGCGTTAAAACTAATACGCTTTGCATTAAGGATAGGGAATCCAAGAGACATGTCGTGTTCAATAATCCTTCCGAAGACTGATCTAGTTCCAGTTCCTGTACGATCTTTTTTAGCTCTACCTCCATGTAGTATAGCTGAAACAATTCCTCTGTACTCATCTTGTATATTAATCATTGTTTAATACTGATTTAATTTTCTCAACGTAATTAGCTGCGTCTAACAGCTCTTCTTGCAAATGTTGTAACCAAGTTAATAAACTTGAATTATCGCCATCTAACGTGACCTTATACTTATTAAAGCCAACATCTGATCTACTAACTAATTGATCAACGACCTTCTCAATTATTGGATCTCTAAATTCTATTTCTTTTTTTGTCATTTGTTATATTTTTTAAAATAATAGTTATAAAATTCATACATCTTTTGCCATACTTTATTTCTAGGATATTCTTCTGGGGATTGGTTTATGTTCTTGTTAATTTCGATTATTAGCCACCACTTTGTAGGCGTTCCTCTAACAGTAGGCTTAGGATAAATCCTTATACCATTCTTATTACACCACATGCGTGCAGCTTCATCGTATTCATCTGAGTTATAATAACCCATCATTGACGCTTTTTTTCTAGGCATCTATTCCCAAGGCATATTCTGATCCTCAGCTGGTGTGTGAGGAATATAACACCCGCTGTTTCTTTCCCAAGTAAAATGACATTCAGCTCCGTTGGTTCCTAAGTTTTGAAACTTACATTTAAGTACTTTAACTTTAACTGTATTTGCTTCATAATTTCTGTGAACTAATAAACCGTGATAACTTGCATCATACCACTCACCACCACCTTTGATTGAATACATAGTAGGTTCTTCTATATCACCAGTCTTTTGATTCTTATACATCTTAGTTGGGTGAGCAACAACAAATACTAACACATCGTACTTCTTAGCAAAGACTTCAATCTTTGTTAAGTAATCCATAGTATATCTATTAACGTCGTCAGATTCAGCATTAATATCTCTTACTTTGTTAAACGGATCAATAACCAGGCATTTGATACCTTTTCTTTTCACCAGCTCGGCTCCTTTCTTCAAGACAGCTTCAAGTGAATAGCGCTCCATATCGATATGAAAGTAATTGTCATT